CTAGCTAAGTGTATTACAACATCTACACCTTCGAATATGCTATCATCAAAAGGTTTTTCAATGCTAGCAATACAAATATCACGAGTTTTAATGCGACACATACGCTCAAGCATTAAGTAATCTAATTCTGGTTGTGGAATAACGCCGTAAGTTGTTTTGTTATCGATAATAGCAACGTCGTGGCGGAAACTTTCGAGTACACGAACTACATTGTGTCCTACGAAACCTAATCCACCGGTTACTAATATTTTCATACAAATAGTCCGTGAATGTAAATACCAACCATGATTAAGTTTAATATGATTAAAGAAGGCTCCTTCCATAAGAAACTTAACATAACCCATAGGCTAGCATTTAATAAACCTGAAAATTTATAGTAAGGAGCAACATCGTGTGCAGTTAACACTACATGAGTAAGAGCAACAAAAGTAGCTAACCACTTTATATAAAAGTCTAAAGGTTTGTTTAAGAGTTTTTCCACTTGAGTGCCCAATAAGTTTGATCTTGCTCGGATAATCGAGCAATAATGTAATAGGTCCAACCAAAATTATAAGGATTCAACGCACGGTGCCAAAAAGGTTTTTCGACAGCGTGTTCCATAACCCAACGGCCTGCTTCAGTCTCTTGCCATTCCCATATAGGTTGCGCTACATATAAATCTGGATCTTCGACATCGCCCATATTAATTTGATGAACCTTAACATCGGAAAACATTACAGTTTTGTCGCCAATAAGTTTCCATTCAGGTTCTTTGAATAGCTTGTCAGCTTCTTCGGATCGATTTGAATATTTTATGCCAGCCATACTATATTATAGCATGGCTTATCTTACTTTACAAGGAATTCGGTAACCATTGGAAAGATTGATTCCAAGGCAGCGGCACAGGCTTGTGCTACTTCTCTATGTTCCTTTTGAGTCTCTGGGCCAGAGCGTAATTCAATATGTTGTTTTGGTTAGCAGGATTGCTAACACGAGCGCAGTAAGCAACTAGCTCTTGAGCATTTACAATGCCTTGTTCTGCTAGTTCCTTACTTGGCTGTGACGATGATACTAATGAGACTTTCAAAGTTTTCCTAATAACTTATCTGTTTCGGGCTGAACTAAGGCAGCCACGCTTTTAATATCAACAACAAAGTCTACGTCTTTAATATCAGAGTCCATTTCAGAAAATGTTCTGGAAACTAATGACTCGATATCTTCAATTTGTAAACCTTGTTTGATAAGTGTATGTAAGTTAATTGTGCGTTGCTTACCATCATTTAACTTAATTACAATCTTTTTAATACATTCCAGTGGTACATCTGTTTTGTTTACTTCTTTAACAATAATTTCCCACTGGTCCAATAACTCATCAATTGGATGCATCGCTCACCGCGGCTTCTGCTTTAGGTGGACGGCCACGACGCTTAGGAGCTTCGGCTTGTGGAGGAGTCCAGGTAGCTTCACCTAAATTCACACCAGGAGTCATACGCTCGGCATCTTTTTTCATACGAGCAGCTTCGGCGATCATAGAATTAGCTTCTACTTCCATGCGTTTGGCTTGTGCTAGCATATTAGCAGCGATTTGACGGTCACTTAAAACGCCATCTTGTGGGGCATTAAGATTGTTTGGCTCAACAAAGCGTGACTCTGCGGCTTGCTGTTTAGCAAGTTGTTCTTCTTTGTATTGAGCTTCGGCAGCACGTTTAACACTTGGATCAACCATACCTCGTGAGGCATCATTTTGTTCCATTTTCTTACGAGCTTCGTCGCCTTTATTCATTTCGTTAACCATTTTGTTAAGTTCATCTAAACGAATAGTTGCGCCAGTTGCCGGGGTCATAATAACATCAGCAGTACGAATCTTTTTAATCATACGCTCGTTGTGTAATGTTTCGAGAATAGGACGACCATCTGGAAGCATAGAACGATGTAAAGCATCGGCTAACTGATTAGCTTGCTGACCTACATCGCTTTCTACTACACGCTGGATAGCATCTTGCCAAGAAGCATTAAGAATCTCGGGATAGATGACCAAGCACATATGATCTTCTTGTGGTACTTCGCGATACAATACTAAGACTTTGCGGTCTCCATTTTTTCCTACGTGTTTAATCTGTGCCATGTTATCCTCCTTGGACGCTATCAGACGATGCTGCGGTTGTATCTTCATCAGCAGTACCGTCGGCTTCGGCAGCTTCTTGTGCTGCTTTAGCTTTTGCTACTACTGAATTTAGAAAAGCTGTGAGCTTGTCATAGACAGCTCCAACTTGTGTTAGTTCGGCTCCCTGGAATGCTCCGCGAGATGCCGCGAGATCTAAAATGTTGCGTACAGCATCTAGATCCGCTACTGTGATTTGATTTGTATTTTCCATATAGATATTTAATAAAGATCCGCACCCACAAAAAATAAAATGCCCCATTTATAGGGCATTTTGGTAAAACTGAGAAGTGTTTTTACTTGTTTAACGCTAAGTTTAACCAAATTATTCCACCACTAACTAAGGCATTGAGATAATCTCCGCGGCCAAGACATTCAACAACATTAAGGCTTAACCAACCAATAACAAACCATGTAATTTTAGTTTGATTTACTAGATACCAAAATTTAAATTTTTCCATAATTAATCCAGTGGGAAAGGTGAAACAATAATGCGAGGCTCAATATACAATGGAGCTGCTTTTTTAGTCTTAGGATTTACACACAATACCCAAGTACCTTCTGCTGACGCAGGGCTATACAATCCATTCGGATCTGCTTGCGGTATAGCAGCAACGCCATGGGCGTAATCGCTAATACGCTGTGGGTTAGTATATTGTGTAGCATAAGGTAATCCAAACCCAACAGAGTCACATAGTTTATGACGATTGCCATTTAAGTCTACAATGTAAGTAGTAGTTGGCGTATTTTGATCACGCAACTCGATGATGTCTTTCATCATACGCTTTTCTGCAAAGTTAGTAATAGCAGGGAAGCCAACTGACTCCACACCTTGTTTGCTTAATTCTTCTTGTTTACGACGCTCAATCTGTGTTGAGGTTGGATTATCATCGCAAGCTGTTAGCAAACATGACAAACCTAAAATGGCAATAAATGGTGCTACTGTAAAGATTTTATTTTTCATTATTGTTTTCCTGATCTTAAATCGTTATAAAAGTTACGCAAATTTGGCGGCATCTTATCTTCTGGATACACACTAAAGCGATGTAATACAATGGCACGAACAGCATCTTTATGTTCTTTATCTGCGTTAACATATTCCAACTGTAAGTTTTCCAAATCACGAATCATACCATCGTTGTACTGTTCAGATTGTTTGAACACTTGATTATCCACAGCGCGATATTTAGGCGCAAAGAATTTATATGACTCGTACCCGCCATAACTTAATCCAAAAACTACCAATACAAATAATACAATGCCAATAATACTTGAAAATACTAATTCAAAAAAATCCTTCATTCTGTTTCCTTTCTTCCTTCCTTCCAACTAGCACCAAAGCATATTGCTAGTACAAATAACCACCCGCTACCATCTTTATAATAATAAAGATAACTTGCGCCACCTAATAACGCAAGATTATACAATGCTACAATTAAAAATTCCAAAGTTCTGTTCATTAAAATGGTGCCTCTTCATCTTCTTCTTTGTTGCCAAACTTCAATAAGTCCCATATTTTTTTCTGTTCTTCTTTTTTCTGTTTAGCTTCATCCTCTCGGCGTCTGCGTTCAACATATTTTTCAATTGCTGCCTTGCGTTTTTTATCGTTAGTTAATCCAATAGCATCGTCTGTAATATAAACAAACTCCATACCTTGTAAAAAGTATCTAGCTTCTTCGATGGTACCAGTAAACACAGCCGCATTTCGCGACCAGCAAGGATGATGATTATCTACAGGAGTTAAACTAATATTATCGCCCGACATTTCGTCAATCCATGTACCTGTCCAAGACGCTGTAGAATGAGAATACGCTGTAGTATGATTCTCTGGTTCGCGAATCTTTAGCCCTAATTTAGCGGCTAATTCTTCTAAGCGTCGAATACGCTCTATGGTTGCCCAGCCAGTCATTGTTTTTCCTTTAACATATCCCACATTAATGTAGGATCAGTTTTTGGCACAACTGCTATAGCCTTAACCCACCCTTTTTCAACAGCCCAGACAATATTATCAGCAATATGCTTTGGGCAACGGTCTGTAACTTCGATGCTAGCACGATTAGCTAAAGTATAAGGGCCGTTTAGTTGAAAACTAGGATCACCTTTGCGTAAGGTTACCCAAGGAGTGTCACCGACAGTAAAGTTTATGGACATAGTTTTACAATCTCTTCAGCACTACGACCAGTCTTGACCAACTCTAATCTACATTCTTTAGAACTTTTCATTGCTAGGCCACCCCCTACCATCATAGCAACGATAACAAAACCGATGCCTAGGAATAACCATTTTTCAAACTGTGTAATCATTGATTAGTTTCCTTGGGAGACAACCATACAGTAATATCAAATATTTTTAGTCCAATATACCAAGCACCTAGAACTTGTAACACAGTTTCGGTCGTTTCTTTGTAGTTAAACAAACAACCCCAATAAACAATGGTCAATCCTGCGCCTAATAAGATTCTTTTGGTCATATAATTCATTAGTGACTCTTTTCTTCTTCGTAATAAGCATATTGGCCAAATGGCGGAACAATACTAGTAGTACCATGCATAATGAACACAGTATCACAGTACAACTCATCGCCCCAACTACCGCATGGATATCCGTCTGTAAACATAATATGACGCTTAGGTTGGATATCATTTGCTTTAAAATAATCAAATACACAGTCAAAGTCTGTACCGCCGCCGCCTTGTACTTCGTAATCGCAGATAGTATCCAAGTTATCACTATCATACTGCTGTGGATTGTAAGTGTTAGTATCAAAAGTTACAATATGAATCTTGTATGCTGGAAAGGTATCCATAATACCTTGTACTTCTGCTAAGAAGTCTTTAAGCATCTTTTCGCAAATAGATCCTGATGCGTCAATGCTAATAGCAATATCAATCATAGGATCCAATTGCATACCTGGCATAACAGCATCCATATGCCAACCCCTGCGACTTGCTCGCATCCAAGTAAAGTCAGACTTAATGGTAGATTCAAGTTGCATACGCAACAATTCACGCCAGTCCATTTTAGGAGCTGTCATATCTTGAATCATACGGCGTATGCCTGCTGGCAAGTTACCAGCACCGTCTGATGCGGCCGCGGCCGCTAGTACAGCTTCTTTAATCTCATCACGAATTTGATCTCTTTCAGATTGCGACAATTTGGGACGACCTTTACCTGGTTGATCACCATTGCCACTACCACCTTCGCCGTCATCTTCGCCATCCAAATGGTCATCGAGCAATTTGTCGATGAGATCTTCCATGTTAATCTTTTCAGCATTTTCGTACAAGATATCGTAGACTTGTTCGTAGCTCATACCGTCGTATTTTGGATCATATAAACAAGGAACGGTAGTAATCTTTTCACCCACACGATGTTTAATCAAGTCCTGATTAACGCAATAGTCCGCGGCAATGTTAGATAATGTTGGGTCTCGGTCGCCTCGTCTACCCATGTGGTCGTAAACACAATGTAATACTTCGTGTCCAAATAAGAATTCAATTTCTTTTGGACGAAGCATTTCAATAAAGCGAGAATTGTAGTAAAAATTACGACCATCTGTGGCGGCTGTAGTACACCACTCGTCGGCATTGATTAACTTTAAACGAGTAGCTAAATTACCAAAGAAGCTAGCACGAAGCAATAAACCCACACGGGCAGTAATCAATTTTTCGCGAACTATAGCATCTAACTTAGGGTCCATTGGACCTAGCAAGTCTTTGTACTTGTCTTTTTCTTTAGTGTTTGCTGTAGTACCTGCTGTAGACATTCTGTATCCTTTTTATTAACTATACTACTATTATACAATTATATGAATTCTTTGTCAACCAGTGTATTTTAGGGTAAAAAGTGCTAGTTCTGCGTCGGATTTGAAGTATAATCGCATTTCATTGTGTTCCGTGTGCCATGCCCACGAATTCAGTGTTTCTAAGCCCTTTTCACCCACACCTAATGTAATCCACTTACGTTCTACTCCAGGGCCAAAGGTATCCCAACACCAGTTACGATACTCCATAAATTTTGCTACTCTGTTTTCGCTACCCCAAATATCAAGTGTGATTTCGACATGATACTTCATAATATTATAGCAAGTATGTCTTCGATCTAATTTGGTGACTTTATAATTCATACTACAGTATAATACAGATTGATTTTATTGTCAATAACGAATCATTCTTATTGTAAATTCGAACTGGTCAATAATTACTAAAGTGTTTCGTAGGGTATAATATTGATAATAAGTGGTTAGCCAAACGATACCGCCGCTAGTTGTTCTTACAGGCGGCCACGCATATTTTATAGTATAAATGGTACCGTTAAGTTTAAATGAGCTGTTCATTCTCCGTTTGGACATTTATATATTTAAGTACAAACCAAGATAATGCTGATTCGTTATAAAAATCCAAGTGAATTTGATCTGAATAGCTGAATCTAGTTGAATCTTCGTACCAAGGGACTAATGCTTTATGATGTCTAACTGTAAAACCAAGTTCTCTTTTAAGGCGCCAAGAAATAGCAAAAATATGCTCACCAAAATCTTTTTTAATTTGATCCCGAACATAGGACCAATCGTATGGCTCTTCAAATATTATTAAGTTAGGTTTAATTTGAATTTTCATTCTCTACCCTCTAACTGATCTAATGTTCGTTTGGCGTGCCAACCCATACGGCCTTCTACATCCATTCGTCTAATATCATCTAATGCTGTACGCATAATTTCGTTTTCTTCTTCTAACTTATAAACACGGTTGCGTAGGTTGCTGGCATCTGCCCATGACATAATCATAGATACTAACTTAGCAAATAACGCACTCCAATCTATCATTTTCCTTGATGTTTCAACATAAAAATAAGATACTTTTGTTCATCGGTAACTTCATTTTCCAAACTCATTTCTCCGTTAGGAGTTAATTTTAATTTAACACCATAGTTATCATTTAACCAAGAATAAAAATCAACTTGTGGGTGATCTGTAGTATCAAACTCCTTTTTAGCCGATACAATCTGCATCCAAATAGTTTTACTATCTCCGATAATAGTATCTATTCTTGCCGCCTGACTATTATAATATTCGTCTTTAGCTGTATCGGGTAATTGCTGACTAAATTTTTTCAGTCTTTTTTGCCAATCGTTATTCATCTTTGGGCCATGGACTCGGCGTCCACCCTAATTTTAATAAATCTTCGGCTACTTCTTCAGTAACAGTTCCTTCCGGTACATACTGCTTTATAGCCATTTGCTGTTCATCTTCTAAGTAGTCATAAGATGCTACACCGCCTATTCCTGAACAGTACCAATCCATATAATCTTCAACTGCTATATCATTACGCAACTCGGCTACAATGCCGCCGGCACTACGCCAACTACAAGTCCAGTACTCATCATTAAGTACTGGCCAAACTTCTTGTGGCTGCCAGCGCATATTACATAATGCGGCATAGATATTTTGAGCGTAACGATTCTCTTTGATTTTTTCTATGAACCAAGGAGAATTTTTCATATCGTCTTCTAAATCTCGTTCCATTATACCCACCGTAACATAAACATCGTGGCTTCGGAGCCGTCAATAAAATACCAAGATTGTAGTTCTCCAACAGGAGGTGTTGTAGCCCAACGGTCATCTAAATTCTCCATACACCATTGTTGCATCTCAAAACTTTTTTCTAGTGATTCAACTTTAGTATCAATTTTATGTTGAAAGTCCCGCCAACTATAGCTGTATTCTTCGCTCATGGTCCCCAGCGCATTAAAAAGTTAATACGATCAAAGTCAGTATCAAACTGTAATACCATACCTTGTTGATGTTCGATACCCCGCGGCAAACGCTCGTTCATCCAGTTTAGTATTTCCCGTTCGTTATCGGCCCACCAATTATAATCTACAATCATTAGTCCTGGTAAAGGACTAGCTGGGCTATTCGCTAATTGAAATCTACTTGTTTTTAATATAGCTGGGGTACCAGGGCGATTAATCATTCTCCAAATTTCCTTGCTTTCAATTTAATCCAAGTAAATTCTTTTGGATCTACTTCACCCCAAGAAGTATTACCACGAGGAGCCTTTACTAGTGTAACTCCGTTGGCATTTTCCAGCCAAACCCTAATAGCATCTTTAAAAGCAAAATCGTGAATAGCATGATTCATACGACCGCCTTGCGCCGGACTACAATCGGTAAGCATATAATAGCCACCACCTGGACGACCTAATACACTAATATTTTCGGGAATTTCATAATAGTAATTCATTATCTTCTTGTCCGTACTTTAATTTGAACCAACTTAATTCTTCATCGCCTTTTACATATATCATGTATATTTGATATACTATATGAAACGACCAATGTTCGTTATCGATTTTCTCACCGTGGGCTAAACTTTCACAAGGACCGTAAGTTTGGCTAAACCAGTTCCTAGCTTCATGAAAGTTCAACATACCGTGTACTTGTACACCATATTTGAAATTTCTCTTATCTTTGGTATTGTGTAAGTTATAATTCATTGCTGTGGCCAACGAAGTAAAAAATAAGTACGACGCTCTGGTTCTTTAATAAACAGCATAGCACCATTCATACCAACATCCTTAGGATCAGCCCCTAGCCACTCAATAATAGAGTCTCTATTCTTTTGCCACCAGTTATTATTCATAATAACACATAACTCTGGCGCATCTAGTTCGGAGCAAAATTCGTAGTTCATAACTTATAAAAGGAAGGAGGGCGGTGCGAACACAGCCCTGTGTACAAACACTACACCACCCTCCTGTTAGCTATTAAGCTGATGCGTTCAAGATGTACTTGCCATACTTCTTATGGAACTCATCGAAGTTTTTCAACTTAGTTGGTTGGAATGGAAGATTGTACACAGTTAACGCAATACGAGCACCCATAACTACCAATTCAGTTTCAAAGTTCTTCATCATGTAAGCAAAGAAGTAATCTGCCATAGTGTGGAAGTCTTTGTCTGCTACTTTCTTCTCTACAGCATCTTTGAGCTCATAGCACATAGAAATAACTAGAGAATACATAGCTGAAACTTCTTTAACATCTAGGGTAGTAACTTTACCAGACAAAATGTCTTCTGGCTTAGGCATACGACCAGCAATCTTACGGTGTCCGTTAAACTTAATAGCAAGTCCTTCACCAATAGTACCAGAAATCAAGTTAGTAATTGTATCTTCATCACCATCTTCTTCTGATAAAATTTCGCTTACAAAAGACCAACTACGAGGAGTAGCAAACGCACGACTTGAAGATTTAGGATCAAAGTCATACAAGTCTTGTTTATTAGAGCCTAAGTAACCAATAATATCCTTGTGGATGTTATGAGTAACGGCCCAATCTTGCCAGCTAGCGAAGTCTGTTTTCATCTCCTGGTGAATGAAACGATTAGCTAGCGGAGTAGGCATACGATATGTAACACCTTTGTCTGACTCACGATTACCAGCCGCAACCATAACAACATTATCTGGCAATTTATATTTGCCAATGCGTCGATTCAAAATTAGTTGATATGCCGCAGCTTGTACTGAAGGAGCCGCAGAGTTCATTTCGTCTAAGAATAGAACAACTACTGGATACTGACTAGCTAATTCTTCGGATGGCAAATCAATAGGCTCGGCCCAATCCATCTTGCCAACTTCTTTATTATAAAACGGGATACCACGAATATCTGTCGGCTCCATTTGACCTAGACGTAAGTCAATCATATGGCCACCTAATTCAGTAGCAATATCAGCTACCAATTCTGATTTACCAATACCTGGAGGCCCCCACAAAAATAGTGGACGCTTGTGTTTGAAAGCCTTGAGCAAAGAGCGTTTGGCTTGTACCGATGTTACTTGTCTAGTTTCTGACATGGGCTGTGTTTCCTTTATAAGTGATTAATTTAACTACTAAACTACATTATACGATTTAATGAATTTATTGTCAACCTGCTTAGATTCATCCATAAACACCCGTATTGCTCTTAATTCTGTGGGCGAAAGTTGTCGAAAATGCTTAACCATAAGTTCGATCCCTCTCAAAGGATCTACTTGATTAGCTTCTGAAAAATCGAGGATGATGTCAACGGCATTTTCTAAGTTCATACAGCTATTATAGCAATATATCAATTTGTCGTCAACCTGGGTGCTAAATATAGAATGTACACTATTATTGAAGATTGTAGCCCTTATTACATTAGATTTACCCATCAAGGACTTGATCAAATTATTAATATATGTAAACAAAATGCCTATGAAAGATTCTATAAATTTTGATTCTAATCGTGTAGCGTTGTTTATTACAGAACCAGGAATTAAATCATCGATTCATAAAGACGGGAGTAAAATGCGTTGCGGTATCAATGTTACATTGACTGTATTAGATGATTGTTGTAAAACAAAATGGTATAGTGATGAATCTCTAAGTCGAGCGCCAAAACAATATAATGGGTACAGTCGCATTCGTTATCCAATTATAGAACCAGCACCAGTAAAAACAACAGTATTTGGAGCGAACGAATGTATTTTATTCAATACTGATATCTATCATTCCTGGGATAACTCAATATCAACTAATACAAGAACTGTACTAACATTAAGAAATGTTGGCGGAGATTTATATTTTGATGAAGTTAAAAAATTGCTATTTGAATATTAACGGCCACGACCAGCACTACGGGTTGGTGGCTTTTTAGCTGGACCAGCCGAAGGCTTTACTTTAACTTTCTTTTCAACAGTAGCATTAACTTCAGAACCATCTACATGAGTCTTGCCCTGCTTCTTTGCTAATGCTTTAGCTAGTGTATCTGATAATTTTGACATTTCTCGTTCCTTTTTCTTAGCATCTAATTTTTTCATTAACTTGCGCCATTCAGCTTTAGTTAATTGTTTGCCCCAGTTAGTATTTTTAACTTCGGCTGCCATAGGACGACTAATGGGTCTACCTGGGTCTATATTTTTCTTAGTTACCATTAATAACTCTTATCCAACGAATATCTAACTCGTCTTGCGTGTCTTCCGTTGCCGCGGTTAGCACCTTTATAAGTTGGTGTTTGACTATGACAATTTGGACAAATCATACATAAATTCTTTGGAAGATTATTTTGACTATTGCCATCCTTATGTTCCAATTCTAATACAATAGGCTTACCGTTATGTTCAGTAATACCACAGTAAGCGCATTTATTATCTTGTTGGGCCAACAAATAACGCTTAATTGATAATTTAGTTCCATTAACTCCAGTACCGGTTTCGTCGCCATTTAACCATTTACTAATAAATTGCGCTTGCCGATCCACAGATTGACATTTAATAGAACAATATATGTTACTTTTACTATGTTTAAATCTAGATTCAGTATTACAAGTTTTACAAGTGTAAGTTTTCATGGTATATCACTCCTTACTTTTATTTATGTTCTACCTGTAATATTTAAAATTTTTTTGGTGCCCCTTGACAGAATCGAACTGCCATGTCAAGATTACAAATCTAGCATATTACCATTATATTAAAGGGGCTATACTTCTAATTTTGGCTCCCCGACCTGGGCTCGAACCAGGGACCTGCGGATTAACAGTCCGTTACTCTACCAACTGAGCTATCAGGGAATTGTACTACTTACTCTACTACCGACTCCACCACCGCTTCTGCGGATACTGCTTCTACTGCTTTGACGAATCCTGGACGACTTTTTAATTCATTAATTCTACGATGAATTTTAGCAATATTCTTTTTACGAGCGTTTGATAATAGTTTTTCTAATTGCTCAATGTTCAACGGACCCAAACGCTCTTTACCATTCTTGGTACGCATTGGATCTGCTTTACGACTTTTTTGATTTCCACCTTTGGTTGCCATGTAAGTTCCTTTGTTATTTTTACTTATTAGCGATGTTGATCATGGCTAAAATTTCGTCTACGGATTCTCTAACTTCCCAAGTACCGTATGGTGGGCAAAATATAAAAGTTTTGCGATCAATACTACCGTCAGGATTAGTTACATCATCCATGATCATAGAAACTATTACATCGGTGTTAAGCGCAAGAGGTTTGTTGTTGAATTCGGTAGATGCTGAAGTTAAATGTATAAACATGAGTTCTTTCTATTTTAATAATTATGCTATAAATCCAAGTGCTGATAATTTTTCACGAACTTCTTTGTAAGTAAAATGATTACCAAATTGTATCGATAATGTGATTCTATGTACATCGCTGTTATTAACAACTCTATGAGGTATAGTAGTGTTAACTAAACAGCCATGTCCAAATGCTGATTCCTCGTATGTATCATGTAGAGTACTATCCTTGGTACCAGCCGCCAAATGCTTATAATTTTTATCAGGTTTAGGTAATATTAATTTTGAATTCCACTGAATAAGGCCAGTGCCTTCTAATACCCAATTGATAGCAAACATAGTAGTTTCTGAATTAGTTCCGTCGATATGCCAAGGAAAAGATCCATTGGGTCGCCATCTAAAAATTCTAACTACAGTAGGAAAAATATTTTCAGCTGACAAACTCTCTCTAATTTCCTTAGTCCAAAATAAATTTTTAGCACCTATTAACGGGTAAGCTCTCCATCGCGGAATATTATCTGTAATATCTGTAGGACTATTAGGCCATATTTTTTTGTAATTTATGTTTGGCGCAGGTAATGTAGTTTGAGTATAAAACTGATTCATCTTATATTTAAGATTATGGCGGAGAGCTAGGGATTCGAACCCCAGATGGACTGTTTAGATCCATGCCCGCTTAGTAGGCGGGTGCCTTCGACCGCTCGGCCAGCTCTCCGTAATTCTTTTTTACTTATGACGCTTGGGCGGCGCTGTAGATTTTAGTAAGTACTCTCCAGCATCGATCTCGCCTGCTTCAATTTCTAATAGTACTGTAACTAAATCGCCATAAGCCGACTTAACCTTGCGAGTATGTCCGGTACGCAATTCGCGAATACGAGCGGCACCAATTGAAATTAATTCATATCGGCCAACGACTTTAGCAGCCGCTTCAGATGTGCGCCCGGTGGTGTCCGTTGGATCATATTTGGTTGGAACCAAGCGTGGAACAATTTTATCGCCAGTTAGTGGTTGTTGTACTAATTTCATATATACCTTTATAGTGGTTGGATTACTTTGTTAAAAATTGTGTGTTACGGAATGCTTTAAGGATTTCATAAGTCTTTTTCTTACTAGCCATAATTTGGCGACTAGCTTCTGCTCGTTTTTCAGTTTTAGACCATTGACCCGCTAATGTGCGCGAAAGTTCTGATGCTGTTTGTTGTGGTTTTGCCATGATGGTTCCTTTTATGTAAGTTATATTATACTACAATACTCGATGTTAGTCAAGCGGTTTGATGATTTCGTCTACCGATTTGTCTATTGCTACTGTAACAATTAATCTGGGCCCTTCGCTTAATACTACAGCATGGGCACAATCGGTTTTTACAAAGGCACTAGGAGTTAATAAATTTGGAACGGATAATGTAGGTTCTTTTAGATATTCCCACCGCTCTTCTGGATTGGATCCTGGTATTGCTTTGCTTACATACTCTTGTCCGGTAATACTATGAAATTTCCAATCAACTAGTCGAGAATCGCCGTATTCCATATTGCCCCACCAAACCATTGGGTCTTGGGGATTACCTTGAACCATTACATTAAATCGAGATTTAATTTTGTAAGCATTACCCTTGCTGAACTTTGCGTCCATATGTGGATTACTTTTAATAGCATAAGGCATATTGCTAACAAATACATTTATGCCATAGTAACTTGTGTCGCAGTTATATTTAGATAAAAACTGTTTTAATTCTTGCCCTGCTAAACTATTTTGCCACTCGTTTTGATATTCGTACTGTGTAACATCTAAGTCGTGAAAGAATTTTCGATTGAATCTTTCTTCGTATCGATCCAATATCCACTGTCTAGCAGTTTCAGAAAAAGCAAAATCTGTTTTGTGAAAGAAAGTCATTTTTTCCAATAAGGGGTAAGGTCTTTGGGCATTTCGTAATCATTACGATTCATTAGTATTTCGATATTATTATATTGTTCGTTTCCGGTCCACGGAGCACCGACTGCTAATGTAACCTTAACTTCGTCGGCAGTATTAACCATACCATGAGCCCAGCCACCGTCCATTAGAAAAGGACCTTCTGCACTTGGAGCGTACTTGTTACCATCTTTGGTTATAAAATATAAAGTATCAGTGCGCCCTTGTAATATAATTCTAAATTTGTGCTGTTTGGTATTAAGCTCGTGTGGATCACAATCTATGTGTTCGTAGTTAGCTACTCCAGGTTGCGTAATTAATGCCATAACTCTAGACTTCATGCCCATCCACGGAAATACTACATTATCAAACCAATCGCTAATAAGTTTTGGAGTATGGGCGTTCCAATTAAATTCTCCCGGCAAACTATTTGACGCTATCATGCCACCTTTGCTCATTAAAGGAATCATTTTGGTATGTCTATAGTCGTCCCAAAAACTATATCTGTCTGGAATGTTTAAAATTTGTTCAGCCGCCTCTTTTTGATCTAGAGCAACTAAATTCACACTAGCAAAGAGTAAGTTATCATTTGGCATGGTGATATTTATATAAATATTTTTATGGACCACTATAAATTAATCAATTGGGATTCGGCACCAATTGAAGAAATCTTATCTATTATTACAATACAAAATAAGGATCGCGAACAAGTGGTTCCTATAAACAAAGAAACTGAACAAAAAATTTTAGAATTATTAAAAGTTAATGTGTCTAAAATTGATAGACGAAGAATTATGTTAGTGTACTTTCCGCCCAACAAAGCTATAAACATACATTCAGACAAACCCAAAGAAACTAAAGATCCAGGAAAACTACACAGATGTATATTCTTACCTTTGAAGAATTGTGAGAATTTAATATGGTCTTGGTTTGAACCTGCCGATCCTTCAAAAATATTTTACTACGGAGAATCAGAAAACTGGCAAACAGTTCCTATGATACATTATAAGTATGCTAAGGAAATTGAAAGCGTTGTTTGTGACAAACCATTTTTAAGTGATATTGGTACTTTCCATGCTTTACGCAATACTAGTGATAGTCCAGCGATTGGTATTAGCATTAGATTAATGCCCTGGGCATGGGAAACATTAGATACTGATCCTGTACTGCCACCCATTGATGCTATTACACTAAGATGAAATATTACAAATACTTAGATTTAAATTTTGAAACAGTTTCCGCAAAATTAAACGATTACATAAACAAACACAGTCAACTATTTTTAGTGGACCAAAGAACTTCGTCTTGGAAATCAGTTGACTTAACTGACCTTTTAAAAGATGTGCCTGAATTAAGCGAAATGCTAGCTCCTTTAAACATTACATTAAGATATGCGGCATTTTTTGTTAGCGATTATGCTACCGGAACTTTACACATAGACCACGACATAAATTCTAATTGTAGAATAATCATACCAGTATTAAATTGTGAAAATACCGAAACTAGGTTTTTTACTACTAGCGCGGCACCTGAAAAAGTTTTACAACCTAATGGTATCCCGTTATTGAAATTAGATCCATCTAAATGTACTCATGTTGATCAATATTATCTTGATAAACCTTTGATATTTAGAAATGATCAACCGCATCAAGTAGTGAGTAATAATCCAAATAATCCACGCATATCTTTTACAATGGGGTTTGTCGAAGATATAGAATATCTATTATATGAATAATTATTGTGTTGATCTTAGCCTAGATTTACCACTGTTCAAATCAGAACTATCTCCTGTTGAATTTTTAAAACAAAATTACGAACTAACAGGACATTTTCAAATTAATATTAGTGACCTAAGTGTTGAGCTAGTAGAATTTTTAAATAAGCTGGGGTTAGCTGTAAGATTAGTTGAAATTTTTTATAGACAACCTTATGGTGGCGGGAATATACATAGTGATACAGAAGTAGCAGGTGACTATGCTAAATTAAATTGGGTTTATGGCAACGGCACAATGTATTGGTACAAAACAAACAAAAATTATACGCCCACAGTTCTTAATACTACAGCTATTAAATCTTACGCTTTATATTATAATGAACCAGAAGTAGAGTTAGTACATTCACAAAAAGTAGGACAACCTAGTTTAGTACAAGTAGGATGTCCTCACAGAGTAGTTAATAGTGATACTGAAAGATTTTGTATAAGTCTGGTATTTGAAACAATCAGTACTAAAGAAAGATTAACTTTTCAAGAAGCTGTAACTGTATTTTCTGAATTCATTAAAACTAAATGAATCGGGTAATCACCAAAACCAATAGTAACACTTAATCTTGGCTCAGTTAAGTTTGGATTAGTATAAACTCCATGCGGTACTTTTGAATTAAACACAACAGGTTGAATTAATTCAATAGAACCAATTTCTGGCATTGGATTAACTGCGGATATAGTTAAAAAACTATTACCGTTGGGATTGAATCGTTCTTCTACTTGATTACCGTTTAAGGCATAGAACTTTGTATAACTACCTTGGCAATTTTTAACAGGCATTAACAGTCTATATTTGGCAGGACCTTGATCAATATGAATTTTGCCATCGTCACCTGGCGTTCTGTGTATTATAGAAATCATTTTAATGGGACAATTAACTAATTTAGCACAAGAATCTATTAACTCAGGAACAAAAGACAACACCTCTTCTAGATTAAGCGTATTCCAATCGTATTTGTCTTCAAGTATTGTTGTATGGTTAACTACATAATCGTATAACTTATTTGATATAAGTTCTTGATTATCTATTGTTAAAAATTTGTATAATTCCATAGCAGTATTTATTACCTAATAAATAGTTCATGACTGAATTTATGTATAAATTGGATTTGCCACCATTAGATGAAATTCTTACAGATTTTGGAAAGAAAGAATTACTAATAGGCAAAGACAAAACATTGTACAAACAATACCATCCCAAAGATCTAGTTAAACCCGAATGGTTATCATGGCGTGGTATTGAATGGGATTTTGTTAACTTTTTCTATAAAAATAATTATCAAGGAATAATACACATTGACGGACCTGGCGTATGGGGCATTAATTGGATATACAACGGATACGGTACTATGGAATACTGGAGACCCGAAGATGTGGATCAGCACCCAGCAGAATATGATGATATAGGTAGTAAGCGAAGTGAATGTTTTGCCAAAGTAGAACCAATTAAAGTTTATAAAACTATGCCGGGAGCATACTTAACAGATGCGTCGGTTCCACATCGTCCTTCGGGATATAACGGAAGGTACGCTTTTAGTTTACGATGCTATAGTAAAAATATAACTTGGCAAGAAGCAATTGATAAATTTCAAGATTTGTTTATATGATTAATATTAATGCTACTAAAAAACCTATTATTATATTTGCTAGTCCTAGAACTGGTAGTACTGCGCTAGGGCATCATTTGGAAAGTCTTTATCCTAATCTTAAATATTATAACGAACCTAATTTTTTTGTTGACGAAATGAAAAATTTTATGGATAGATTCGACAGTGGCAATGATGATTATATTTTAAAATTAATGGGCACCTCATTAAATGTCTATCCATCTCATGTTATTGCTAAAATGTTTTCTAACGAAGTATTCAAAATTAAAATAACTCGTAAAGATATTATAGAACAAACAGCAAGTCATTATGTAGCAAATGAAAGAGATTTATGGGATTATAAGGATGTTGATGATAACACTTGTAATAATTTAGCCTCACATAATATTGAAATTAATATAGATAGAGTTAATAAAAGTATTGAGTGTGTTGAATTTGATAACATGATTATCAGTAAGATTTCTGCCGACTTAGAATTATATTACGAAGATTTTGAAGAATTTAAATCGCCAACTAAAAGAACTCCGTTACCGCTTAACTACCCGTTGCTTCTTCATGTAATAAAAAAGTTATATAGTACCAGGGTCAGTTAAATCAAGTTGAGCAAAGCCCCACGCTCTTTCAGTACAACCGTTACAAACATTACATCTGCCTACTTGATATTTTTCATCGGCACAACTATGAGTAATATAAAATAATACTTGTTGATTAAGTTTACATATCATATCTATGATATGACTTTTATTAATTTTCTGAAATGGGGTTTTAAATCTAGCGGTTTCTCTGCTAGGTATTGGCTCCCAATTAACCATATGTTGTGGCAACTGTTCTATCACGCCAGCATATACTATATTAAACCCTAATGTAAGAGCTTCGTCTACTGCCGATTTTACTTGTTGTTCTTCTGGGAGAGTATTGTCGCCAACTATCTGTGGATCTTGGAATGGCAATTGAAATAGCGGATTGATGTGTCCAACAACTAAGCTACTACAATATCTAGATCCTTCTTTACGCATTATAGAGATAGGCAGTATTTCGTGTACATTACCTCTTAGTTTGTTTTCTAATAATAGCAAGTAATATAAGATTGCGCTGTCTGTGCCGCCGCTAACTAATACTCCTATTTTAGATTTCTTTTTAGGAAGAGTAATTGATATAGTGCGTTGGTCGTCTTTTGGTCCGCAAGTAATATTCATTGTACTCTATTTAGTGGTGGTGCCCCGGATGAGATTCGAACTCACAACTAGGTTTTTCCTTCTTCCTTTTGAGAGAAGTGCGTCTGCCAATTTCGCCACCGGGGCAATACTACATTGCGGGACCGTTGCCGTTCCTAAATCCTATAGTTCCACCTTCGGCTCCTGTCTGACGCTGTCCTAACCTGTAGCCACCAAAGAACAGCATAATAGTGGCCACTACACCAAACAAAAATCCCACGACTTTAACTTGTTGATCCATTATCGTTGCCTCATAATAAAATAGGTTATTACGGAGCCAATGATATAGCCCGCCACATAGGGCAAGTAGTATTGTAAATATTCCATCATAGTTCAACTCCAAAATGGTCTTGAATTCTTCGTTTAACTTCATGTAAAGCACCATTGTAATCTGTGTATAGTTCATTGCTGGTCCAACTGCCATCTACATTACGATTTACTAAATCATCAGTAACACTAACACATTCCCGCACAATTAACTCGGCGAATTTCATTCTACTAAATGAATAGTATTCTTCGCCAGTGATAGGGTCAATTAGTTTTTCTTGTGCTAATGCAGAGAGTTCGTTAAATTTCTCGTTCATTAATAATTCTCTTTAACAATACAGAAAGCTGGCTTTTTATATTCTTCGACGATGTTTTGTTCTTTAATAAACTTATTCATCTCGGGTGCAGTAAAGAACATTTTATGTATAACTGGCTTGTGAGTTGATGTATCTACTACTGATAGAAACCATGATTTTACGGCCATTTTATTTTGCTTTCTGATATTGTCGTTTAATTTGTTCTACTGCGTGAGTAACTGATGCATTGTATCCGTTTTCCCAGTCTTGATAGCCGGCAGCTGGTTCAGCAATTTTCTGACTTTTAATAATCTTGCAAATGTCACGGGCAATCAATTCTGCTAACAAGTTAGCACGGCCAGCAAGTTCCGGAGCAGCAAATCCTGCTTCGAGCATTAGTTCTCTAATCTTCTCGTTCATATTAAAAGTATCCTAAAAAATGTAATACACCTAAAACTATCCATGATATACCATAAGGAATAGACCACCAACTCATTCTCTCTACATACTCTGTATCAGTCATTCTTCAACTCCAAAATGTTGTTTAATACTATTAGACAATTCTTCTCGCCATTCTTGATCCCACGATTGGTAATCCTTTTGGTCAACCACTCCTATACATTCCCGAACAGTTTCAATTGTTCCATCGCTACGACCCTGGATGTAGCCTGCGCTAAAGTATTTGGCTTCAAACTCTTTCTCCAGCAACTCGGCGAACTTTTCTCTTAAGGGCTCGGGAAGCATAATGGTAGCAAACTGATGTTCCTTTGAAAACTCTTTTAAAGCCGTGTCCCAAAGGTTTTTAATATTCTCGTTCATTCTTCAACTCCGAAAACTGAAATTTTCTTAACCATATCACCTAACCGCAGTTCCACAGATAAACGACGCTCGTTTCCGTTAAACATGCCGTCGCTAACTACAGCCGTATTAGCGATTTCATTAAACAATAACTCGGCGAACTTTTCTTTATCAAAAATCCAACCTTCGCCGCTGTTTGATGTTGGCTCAATATAAGTTGTAGCCTGTTCAGCAAGTTCTCGAATTCGTTCGTTCATCTTTCAACTCCAAAATGTTGTAAAATCTGTTCGCTACAATGTTCTCTACTTCTAACATCATCGCCAGGTCCTGGACGGCTAACACACAGTAAAGCACATTCCTTAACAATCAACTCGGCGAACTTCTCCAAGTATTCTTCAGGAGTATAGTTGTCTATCATTTCTCTGCCACTATCGTCCCAAAGTGTAAATCCTATGCCAGCATCAAGGGCAAGTTGTTTAATCTTCTCGTTCATATTAATTTTCCATTCAATTCAATGACACGATATAATCTATTACATTCAGTGGTCATTGCTTCCACCAACATGGTCAACCGGTCCACTTCAATTTGTAATTCATCTGCTCGAACCATTTCGTGTGAGTGTGCCGAGAACAGCAGGTCTCGTTCCTTTTGTAGCTGGCGTAGCTTTGCCTCAGCTTTTATTAAATATGCTTCAGCATTTCCATAGTAGGATTCTGCGCCGGCAAGCATGGTTTTTATTTCATCAGCTAGTTCATTTGCGTTCATTACCATTGTTCTGTTCCAAATTTTAGTCTAAACCATACAGCATCTGCAGGATCTCTAAAATAGACCACGGTGTAATCTTCGGACCGGTCAGCCACAGGACTGCGGCGGTGCCGGGTCCTGCCCCAGCTCTTGTCGTGATATGCTTCTATTGTAACCGGGGTGATCAATCTAGCAAACCAACGGCGGCCTTTTTGAACTCCAGCCGGTCCAAAGTTCTCTTCACAAAATGCGTATGTATAATACCAGGCGGCTGAATTACCTGCTCGAATTCGTGTAGTTGCTGTGCCCATTATTCTACCCACCATTCAATTTTAGGATTTGTTTTTTCATACTGTTCAACCAATTGGTCCATAGTCCACAAGTCATCAGTTTCAATAGTTTCTAACCATTTACCAAATTGAGCCCACGATGAATCTTTCATAGGATCAACACCAATTTCCGCACCCCACGGACCTAACCCTGTGCCACAACAATCAATACGACCACATGAATAACTTTGTAGTATCTCATCATACTCAAATGATTCACCAGCTTTTCTGCCAGTGAGTTTGGAATCTTCTGTTAGTGTTCGGGTGACCCGTTTGGTCAATCCGCGATCTATATACCATTGCAAGTTAATAACACCCATCCAATTTGTAGAATACCTAATCATCGTTAACTCCAGGCCAAACGGAAAAAGGTTGCCAACTGCTCGGAAGCAAATCTATAGCCCAATTCGGTCTGCTGATAATCGGTTCCACACTGATAGCCATGATCAACTAACCACTGACTCATGCCTTCGCATCGTTGAGCGATTTCTTTACGGATCTCAAGTCTGTCCTGATTCTTACCTGTGCCTAGACTAGTATAGCGACGCACCAAATCCGCATAAAACGGTTCGGTATCTACAGCAATACAAAGATGTGGGTATAGTAGTTGACTCATGCTACTATTATACTATCTTCAGTATTAAGAGTCAAGTCGTAAAAACCCACTAAAGTGTGCTTCTGTGAGAGGCAGGGTGGGTATGTGGCTTTTTGGCTACAGTTTTATTGTTTGGTGGCCAATCTTTCCACGGCTTGTTGAGCCATGGCCCGGAATGGACCCGAGGAAGGACTACATTACGGGTCCATTCCCATTCTTAAATCCGACTTCCCCTCCCTGCTCTTTAATCCTCTTTAATACATCTTCAAATAAGATTGGAGCAAAGTCGGGTAGTTGTTCAACGGACACATTGAAATATCGTGGATCAATCTCGTCGCTATATAGAATTTTGCCGGTCTTGGCATCAACTCCGCGTGGCTTCATTACACGATTGGCGTGGAGGTGGCCGTGGATTGAGCAACCAAATCTACCTAGCGATTCTTCATGAATAGGAATATGGCTAAGAATCATTCCATTCATCACATGATATGCACGAAGTTCACGGAAGTATTTCCGGTAGTCCTCATCTTTAAAAATGTCGTGATTACCACGAATAAGAACCTTGTCTCCGTTAAGTCTATCCATAATAGGCAATGCTTTTCGATTCATAACAACATCACCTAAGTGGTAAACTTTGTCGTTAGGTCGTACTCTTTCGTTCCATGCTGTAATCATGGCCTCATCCATCTCCTCAGCAGAGTCCCACGGGCGAAGTTTTGTAACCCCATCACTACGAGTGAAGCGACATACACCGGCATGACCAAAGTGTGTATCGCTAACTAAAAATACTGCTGGCATATTATGCTCCTTTCTCTAAGTTAATAAAACATTATACTATAAAAGTATTTTTTTGTCAATTCTGGTGGAAATGGAGGGATTCGAACCCCCGACCTTGTCCGTATGAAGGACCTGCTCTACCAACTAAGCTACATTTCCGTAAATGAAAAAAGGCGTAGAGTATTATCCCCAAACCTCTTTATATTTTTCTAAAGCCTTTTTTCTTGCTAACACAAGTCTAATTTTCATTTCATCCGAAATGTCTTGTACATCAGCTGTTTGGTCGACTAGCTCTGGACGACGATATCCAATTTGAAACTCTGGAGTTTCATCGTAATAGTCATCATCGTTATCATTTAAAAATACACGAGCTAACGGTCGCTTAGGTAGATGTAGTTTTGCCTTCGTTCTTGTGATGATAGCACGGACCCGACCGTTTGCTGTCGCAGTTGGGGCAACCCATTCTAAGCGATTGGAATCCAAAGACTGTGCCAACTCGGCTGAGCTTTTCTGGCTTATTATTACTAAAGTCGCGAGTGTTAATACTTGTAACAGGGTGGGTATACATGAGTTTCTCCTAAGCATACTATATTAACGCTTAAGAGTTACACTAAGTTGACAATAATATTGCCAAAATTATATCTTTTGGTCCGGCGTACAGGAATCGAACCCATATTCATCGGGTAGAAGCCGATTGTACTATCCATTGTACTAACGCCAGCTTATATTGAAACACACTAGAAGAACCGTGACGAGCGGATTCATTTACCTTCCTCCAACAAGCGGAAGCCCATACCGGTCAGATATGGTGCCACTACTAAGGATTAATGTGCTTCAATATAAACTGGTCCAGGCGCAGAGATTTGAACTCTGAAAGTTCGGGTAAAAGCCGAATATGATAGCCAGTTTCATCACACCTGGATTGTTTTTCTTGCTTGCGTAGAGCTTTATTGCTCTTGCGGTGCGAGCCCGCTTTCCGTTTATTTGCTAGTACAGCAAATATATTTCTTGCTTTCATTTTACTTCTCCTTTAAAAATCTGTTAGTGGAACTAGTTCCTCTAAATTTACAACATCGGTCCAATCTTCAATATGGCCCGAGTAGTAACCGTTGTGTTCGTTGCGTACTTCAAAATCAATATATCCACGGTTAGTGCGAATAGTAAAGAAGCCATCTTCGACTACTTCTGCGTATTCGTCATCTGTCTCAACATTGACCCACTCTTTTTCTTCTACAGCAGTAACTAACGCACCACGTAGCAAATCAAAAGTGTTACCTTCTCCAATTACATCTCTACCTTGAAAGTGATTAATGTAAACAGTATTACAACAATCGCCACATACATAAAATCCTAATACTTCTCCTTCGATGGTACGAAATGCAACTCTATCATGGTCTTCGTTTAGGAAAATACCATTAATGCGTTTTCCAACTAGCTTGTTTAAAACCATGCCATTCTCCTTTTAAAATTTAAAACATATTAGGGGTGACCTGTGGAATTCGAATCCACCCTATCGGAATCACAATCCGAGGTGCTAACCGCTAACACTAAGGCCACACCTAATATGTCTATGGTGCACCCTCTTGGTTACGCTCCAAGCCATCCAGCTCTTAGAGCTGGCGCTTCCACTAGGTTAGCTTAGGGTGCTCTACCTCTTGATATCCAACCATCATAGTTGTCGACATCTTTTACTTCGTCTACTCCTAGTTTACTCGTGCAGTTAGGATTTTCACTACACATCGTAACAAAGGTATGTCCAAGGCTACGATGGAATTGAGACGCAGATAATGCCATACTTAAATCATCAAACACTTCTGCGTGTGGTTTATTATCCACAGTATAATAAACTTTAAACATATTCACTTTCTAAAATTGGTACCTCGTGATGGTGTCGAACCACCGAGACCCACTTGTAAGGAGGGCAGTATACCGTTTACTTAACGAGGCATTTGGTAGAGGTACTAAGATTTGAACTTAGACTAATGCCTTCAAAGGGCACGGTGCTGCCGTTACACTATACCTCAACAGTTTGGTTGCGGGTTCTGGAATCGCACCAGAGACTAGGGCTTATGAGACCCTCGAGATACTCCTTCTCCAACCCGCGATAGATTGGTGGACCGTGGGAGAGTCGAACTCCCTACTCCTGCGTGCAAGGCAGGTGTGTTCCCAATTATACCAACAGCCCTAAATTCTTTTGCCATTCATTAATAAATGGCAATACTTCGTGTTTCCATTTGCTATGAACCATCTCGTGATGATTTGGGCATAGCGGTATTAAATTACTGGGCTTGTTATTTTTTCTATTCTCATCAATATGATGGATAGCAACAATCTTGTCAAACCCGCAAATAATACACTTGTGTTCGTGATGCTGTTTTGCTATAGTCGCATAATGTGTGGCATTGTCTTTCCACCAAGAGCTTCTGTTATTAGCACAACTTCTACTACAAAATCTAGCTGTTTCAAATTGTTTGGTATTTTGTCTACCAGTCCAAACAAATTCTTTATTACAGCATCCGCAAATTTTAGTATGATCTTTTACTGGACCATACTTTCTATTTACTTTTGCTATTTGACCAGCTTTATAAGATTCTGTATAATATTTTCCGTTATTCATAATTTTTAATTACTTTGGAGCGGGTAGAGAGAATCGAACTCTCAACTAAACCTTGGCAAGGTCTCGGGTTACCATTACACCATACCCGCAAATTTATAAAATACTTTCTAATAACTTCCTAACATCTAATGTAATAGGTTGTAAGTTATTTACTACTGTAGAATCTTTACATATCCAATTAGCAACAGGCAGTCCTGGTTTTAAATTAAACTGCCCGCTTTTTGTTTCAAGATTCCTATTACATTCGTCCCACGATAATTGCGATATAGCAAACTTATGCGGGGCTGACTGAATACATAACAAATAATCAAATGATTGATTAAATTTAGACTTATTAGTATTTTGAAGTGAAACTCGTCCTGTAATTGTATTCTTCGGTGAAAACATATCAGCTACTGATTTAAATTCATATTTTGTATTAGTTTCTAAATCAATGCTATCATATCCTTCCTGGTCAACATACTTTAATCTTCCGTCTGTTGCTTTCTCTAATGCTAATGCTAGAACTTCGCCTTTGAGAAATCTATAAGATGGCTTATTAAGTTGCTTGCCAAGTTTAACTAAACAATCAACTACGGGTTGATAATCTACATCCTTCAAAAAACTCATAAGTTCCTTTAATTTGGAGCGGGATAAGAGAATCGAACTCTTGACCGAAGATTGGAAATCTGCTGTTTTACCATTAAACTAATCCCGCATTGGTGTCGTAACGGCAGGGCCCTTCAGGATGAGTTACGACGTTACTACATTGAGGCATTGCACCGTAGCTTACGCTACCCCCATCAACTGCCTCAAATTTTGTGTAGGGCTTCCACCTACTCCCACCTCGCTTTAAAGTCTGCGTGTCCAAGACTTAGTTCTATTGCTAGAACTGAAAATGTTACTTTCTAATACTTTGGTACCTCGGGCCGGAATCGAACCGTTCGCGTTATATTGGTGCCCGGAGCCGGACTCGAACCGGCATGCCTTTTAAAGCGGAAGATTTTAAGTCTTCTATGTATACCATTTCATCACCCGGGCGTTTGATCTATCTTGCGCCAACCTTTAGGTTTACCACCTTTTCTGTTAGCGGCAATTTTTGCCTTATGTTCTTCCGACTTTGGTTTTCCTTTATTTCCAGATCCATTAGTATTACCTAACATTACTTTGCTATTCATAGCAGATGCTTTTTCTAAACCATATTTTTCAACACGGCGTTCAAAAGGATTTTTATGTGTCCCAAACTCTTTACCATCAATGATGATATTATCGTAATCAGTGCCCCAATACAAATGTTTTGGATTACTACATTTACTATTATTACAAGCATGACACAACAGTATGCGCCCGCTTGGAATAGTTGTATCTAAATATTGTGCTAATACACCTTTATGATTAGTAGAGTTACCGCCGCGTTCACAACAAGGCTCGGATAAGTCTAAGTGAGCCCTGCGTTCTTCGCGAGATTTTTTAATAAATTCTTCTACTATAATCATAACAGTATTATATAGTAATAATTTATTACTGTCAAATATTTTGGTGGGCAAGGAGAGACTCGAACTCTCACGCCTTGCGGCACTGGCTTCTAAGACCAGCATGGCTACCAATTACATCACTCACCCATTTACTACTTTTAAACCTTTTAATCTATCTGCGGCATAACTAGCCGCAAACGCTTGTGGCTTAACTAGTGGCTCTACATTACATACGCCACGGATATAACCAATAGCTTGACTTACAACATTAGAACTAGCATGAATTTCGTTAGGATTAATATCTAAATGTACTTCTACAGCACGACCTTCTAATACTTCTGCTAATTTTAAATACAATTCACTAACCTTAAACACTTCAGTCATTAATCTAGTATTAGGTTTATCACAACGGTCATAATCTCGTTCTCTAGTCACTTCACCAAATAACTTACAACCGTGATTACCGTCAATATGTACAACAATAGCGGCTGTATAGTCAGCATACCATTCTTTGCCACGCTTAATTCGTTCAGAGTCCACACCAATATAAATCTTAGTGTCTGGACCTTGAGCATCTATAAACTTTTTGATTTGTGGTATGTTAAACTTCATTATTCTCTTTCTTAAGTTATTTGGCGTCCCGGCAGGGATTCGAACCCCGACCAACAGTTTTGGAGACTGCGATGCTACCGTTACACTACCAAGACGTTGTACTACTATTTAATGTTGGTGCCTCAACCTAGACTCGAACTAGGGACCCTTGCGTTATCAACACAATGCTCTAACCAACTGAGCTATTGAGGCATGGTGGGTCTTGAGAGACTCGAACTCCCAACCGCTAGTTTCGAAGACTAGAACTCTAATCCATTGAGCTAAAGACCCATGTTTGGTAGTAGATATAGGTTATGATCCTATCCGTTGCAGCCCATCTGACCACTCTCCCAGGTTTATAAAACCCGGCCGCACACCAGTGCTATCTACCATATTGTTATTGGCGGAAAGTATTGGAGTCGAACCAATCCACCCATTGCTGAATGACAGATTAGCAATCTGTTGCCTTGCCGCTCGGCCAACTTTCCTTAATTGTTTGGCGGAAGACAGAGGAGTCGAACCCCACCCGGCTCTTCACCAGGACCTGGTTTTCAAGGCCAGTCGCAGGACCATCCCCGCTGCATTATCTTCCATATTGTGGCTCCCCGAGCTGGGCTCGAACCAGCGACACCGTGATTAACAGTCACGTACTCTACCAACTGAGCTATCAGGGAATTGTTTTTGGTCTGTGAGGTAGGATTCGAACCTACAGCCTCCTGACTCCAGATCAGGCCGTCTACCAGATTGACATTACACACAGATTGTTACTGGTGCCCCAGAATGGAATCGAACCACCGAACCCGGCTTACAAGACCGGACCTTTACCACTAAGGATACAAGGGCTATTTTCTGTCTCTACCATTTCCTTTATTTTTAGCCTTATATGTAGGCGTCTGACTATGGCAGTTTGGGCATATTGCCCTTAAATTTTCTTCTTTGTTATTTTTATAATTCCCGTCGATATGATCTAATTCTAGATATAGCGGAAGACCATTATGTTCTTCGATACCACAAATAAGACATTTATTATTTTGTTTTGCCCTTATATAACGATGTATATACATACTAGTTTGATGTTTGCCTCGAAGGCCATCTTCTAAACCAGACTTCCACCGTTCTATGTAACTTTGATGCATTCCTTCTAAGTAATGCTTGCCACAATAGATTCTTTTTTCTTTATGTGTAAATACCGTAGAACATATTTTACAGCTATATTTTTGTAACATATAATCTTTCTTTAACTGGCACTCTGTAGGGGTGACGATCCCCTCTTACCAACGTGAAAGGCTGGGGTCCTAACCAACATAGACGAACAGAGTATAACTTGGCGTCCTCACCGGGTGTCGATCCCGGTCCTACACCTTGAAAGGGTGTTGATCTAGCCAATCGTAATCTATGAGGACATAACTTGGCGACTCCAGGGAGTAACGATCTCCCTCTTCCTCTTAGACAGAGAGGTGTGCGTCCATGAACACTTTGGAGCCTTTGTTGGTTGCGGGCTAGGGTAACGCTCCCTATTCCATCCTGGCTTATGAGACCGGAGTGTGGCTATCACAACCCGCAATAGTTGTTGGAGGAACGGGTCGGATTCGAACCGACGACTTTACAGTTTTGCAGACTGTTGCTTTGGGCCACTCAGCCACCGTTCCGTTATTGTTTGGTGGGTGGTCATGGAGTCGAACCAAGTATGCCAGAGGCGTCTGATTTACAGTCAGGTGCGGTCGCCAGTGCCGCTCACCACCCATATAACGCTCTCTTTAGAAAGCGTGTAATAAAGCATACTAAGGCAATCATTTTTGCGCTGTGGAAAAGCGCCATGTCTTCGATCCGCGATGCCATTGACGGACCAGGTCTTTTAGTATGCTTTATTACGCTGTAGTTTTTTGCTCCACAAAAGGAGTTTCATCGTACAGGCCGCCCGTTTACTAGATGTTTTAAGTGCCTAGCGTGGACCTCGTTCCCACATAACACACTATACTACCTTACTGTTTATTTGTCAATCTTCTATTTGAAAATAAACAGCTTCTTTACGCTGCGAAGCAAGTAATACCTTTGCTCGCTCGATCTTATTCTGAATCAACTTCTGCTTTTGCTCATCACTGAGTGAATAACTATAAGCCTGTTCCACAATACGATCATTTAATTTACTATAATCTATTGTCATCTTTCTTTCCTTTTAAAAACAAAAAACCCGGAGTGTTTAGTTCCGGGTCCTTAAAGTTTGTGATATTAAAATATTACTTAATCATCATATCCTTCTTGGACCCTACTATAATCTTTCCCTGCCTCAATCATATTAAAGCCACTATTATGAATTGTTGAGCGTAAAGAGGCTACCGGGCTCCAGCAGAGTGCTGAACCTTGTGCTATTTGATACGTTACGGACAATCTTGTATTTTTCATAATATGTTTATTATAATGCTTAATTAATTCTTTGTCAACCTTCTTTTTTACTTCTCTGAACTTTTATTTACCTAATGTTGCAATTATACGCATATTTCCATTGAAAGTCAACCACTTTTGGTAAAATTAGTTGCCCCATCTTAAAAGGAAGAGTGATGAGTCGGTATCGCGAACAAAACTTACACCACATAAGTGTGGTTGATCCAATGTCCACATGGTCCAAGTCCAGTGTATGTAATGTCTACCTACTGTTGTTTCAAGCCAATATTCCATAGTATCCACTGCGGCGATCCAATCTAAATTTCCATTGGTTTCTATTATTGGCCAAGGCGCTACAGCTCTATAAGGAAGTTCAGGATGTTTGTCCCAAAGTGCTCGCATAGAAGTATTTACGAGCCCAGAACTTTCATTATATGCTATTAATTGATTAGATCTTCTATAGATTTTTCGAACCCCACTGTAATTACTAATCTCGGTCCTGGGCTCAAATGTACGGTATGCACATAGTCTGTGCGTACAAATGCGCTAGGAGTTAGTAAATTTGATTCTGCAGCCGTAGCAGGGCCTAAATATTCCATTTTTTCTGCTACTGTTGTTCCTGGCATAGTTAGCCCAGTAAAAGGTAATCCAGTTCGAGTACTTACTTGAGTAATCGAGTATAGTCTTTTATCAGTATGATGAAAATCGGTCCACCAATGCATAGGATCTTCTGGATTACCTTTTATTAATATATTAAATCTACTTTTTAAAATTTTATGGTTTTCGTTATCCACATGGGGTCTTCCATAACCTTGATTTTCTAAATTAGCTAAATGTGCGGTTATGATTAGATTGGATGTATCACAATTATATTGCGACAAATAATTTAATAATTCTTGTCCAGCACTTACTTCACGCCATTCGTGCTGTAACTTTCTTTGATCCCAATCTAAATTATGATAAAAATTTTCATTAAAATGATTTTTATATCGATTAAGTATCCAATCTTTAGCTTCCTGCGAAAAATCAAAATCTGTTTTATGGAATAGTAACATTGATTAACTCTTCTATACTTTTATCGAAAGGCACAGTAATTACCAATCTTGGTCCAGGACTTAATTTTATAGTATGAATATAATCTGTGCGTACAAATGCGCTAGGAGTTAGTAAATTTGATGCTGTATCTGTAGCAGGACCTAGATACTCCATTTTTTCTTCATTAGTGTGTCCTGGCATAGATAAACTACTAAATTCTTGATTAGTACGTGTATTTAAAACATTACTATAGTACAAGCGTTTATCTGTATGGTGAAAGTTAGTCCACCAAAGCATAGGATCTTCTGGATTACCAAGCACTATTATATTAAATTTTGAAGTTACTGTTATTTTACCTTTAGCAGGTCCGTATAATTGTTCGGCGTCAACGTGCGGGCGACTATAATATGGTATTGTTAAATTTGCCAGATGAGCAGTTATGATCAGATTAGATGTATCGCAATTATATTGAGAAAGGTAAGACAATAATTCTTCTCCAGCAATAGATGCTCGCCATTCATGTTGTAGTTGATTTTGAATCCAATCATAATTATGATAGAAATTTAATTTGAAGTGATCTTTATATCGGTTAAGTAACCAATCTTTAGCTTCTTGTGAGAAATCAAAATTTGTTTTATGATATAACAGCATTATAATTTCCTACTAGTATTATCAAATTCTATCATAGTGACTCTTTTATTATCTAAAAAATATTTAATACCGTTAATAACTTGATTAACATCAATGACTGTACGACCTAATTCAACGCACCTAGCATTATTTTCAAGAAAACCTGGTATCAACAATAAACATCTTTCTGGATAAAATGGTTTATGATATTGATATGTTTCGTGTATTATTTTTTTATTAACTTGATATGGATTGGTGCTATAGTATCCAGCAATACTTCCAATAGTAATTAAAGTTACTTTTGAATCTTTTAAATCTTTTATGATATTTGCTTGTATAGTACCTGAATAGGCATTATTGAATACTATGTCCGCTGATTTCATTATAGACAAGCACTCGTCGTACTTTGTAGTTAAATCGTATCCGTTACTACGACTTAACCCGATAACTTCTTCATTGGGGAATAATTCAACTATTTTGCTTCCTACTAAACCAGTATGTCCAGTGATTACTATCTTCATTCTATATTTACCAACAAAAAAAGGACCCGAAGGCCCTTTTAGTTTAACTCGTAAAAATTAGAACGAGTACTTAACACCTGCGGTTACGATGTTGCCATTGTAAGCCTTAGTAATGTTATTACCTTTTTGGTAGGCATAATCAGCTACCAAATTTACATTCTTAACTACAGGATAGGCAATCCCTGCGCCAATAAATCCAGCACCACCATTACCTACGCCAGGTTTTTGTGTGTCAATAAATGCAGCTCCAGCACGAACATTAGTTTGTACGGGACCTAGTTTGATAACGTCATAACTCACAGATGCTGTGTAACGATTAACATCAACAGCATTGGTAGTACTACGATCAAAAGTTCCTTGAACGCCAATTGCGCCAAATGATTGACCAACAGAAACGCCTGCGGTATCTTGTTTAGAGCCCATGTTGCGGCCACCAAAAACACCAACGTCAGTTGCGAAAGCAAAAGTAGTTGATGCTAATAATGCTACTGCTAAAATTACTTTTTTCATACTAATAGTTCCTTTATGTTTATACTACTGAACAAATATTTATTGTTTTTTTGCGTTGGCCTGCAAAAATTGCTAGGTTTTGGCATATTTTTAAGTTTAATATACGCATATAATGAAGTCAAAAGAATAGGGGTCGAAGCCCCTATCTGTTATTTTCTGTTTCGACGGATAACTCCGCAAAGCAGTGATTAAACTGCTAATGTTTGGCGTTGTGCTGTACGAGCAGAGAAACGAATTCCCTTACCTGAAACAGTTACTTCGCCTTTAGATGCGTTTGCATTTAAGTTTTTCGCTTGATTTACAGTCATCGCCTACTGTGTTGCCTCTTTCATTATCTCACCATGTCGAAACCTTGTCATCCCCACTGAAACATACTACAGCTTTTGGCCTCGCTACCGATAACTCGGTTCGGTAATATGCTTCGGTGGAGATGCCGGGAATCGAACCCGGGTCCACAGCGCCTTCACTACGAAGGAATTACAACAATTCTTTACAGCGGAAGAATATTTGATGCTTGCTTGCCTTTAGGGCCTGCCACTACATCGAATGTTACCGCTTGATTCTCTTTTAAACTCTTAAAACCATTTGTGCTAATTGCGGAAAAATGTGCAAACAATTCCTCACCACCAGCATCGGGGGTAATAAATCCAAACCCTTTTGCATCATTAAACCACTTTACTTTACCTGTTGCCATGTTACTTTACTTCCTTTATTAAAAACTATTATACTACTATTTTACCTATTTTGTCAACCAATTTGATATAAACAAGCGTAGCGTGATACTTAATATATCTAACCACTCTAAAACTCAAATGAGCATTAGTAGGTATATTTAGTATTGATCGGTTCCGAATTGCTGGCAATGGACCACAACCTAATCTGCTCCACTCTTCTTCAGAGTAATAATACTGTTCAACTGGTTTTTTGTTCTGTTCCATAAATCTATTTAGTACTGGTAGGCCTTGTTACTTAAAGACATTTGGTGGTCCGGGTAGGACTTGCACCCACACTCCCCGAATTATGAGTTCGACGCTTTACTTTTTAAGCTACCGGGCCATCTTTACTACATTGTAAGTATAACATCGTTAGCTATAATTGTCAAGAAATTTTTCTAGACTACCATACAAATTAGCTAATACTGCTTCTTTACTACCAAAAAAAACAATAGACTTTGGTACACCTTTAGTAGTTATAATATAGTAAGGCATTTGAAGTTTTCTATCAAGGTCTAGTATTGTATGCTGATTAAACTTCATAGGATCATCAATGCGATATTCATAAAATTCAAGGTCTAATGTATCGGCTAAAGCAAACCAACCTAATTGAGTTAATCTAAGTCCGCCAGTTGGACGCAAATTATACCACCATGATACTCTAGCTGATTCTACGCTAATGCGTTGTTCTTCCGGGAGTTGATTTACTAATTGTTCTGTAAGTTTGAGTTTGTTACGCACAGTAATATCAAGGATATACTTTTTCGCCTTGCTTGAGTAACACTACGCTAAACTTATCAGTTTTGAATTGTGTGTTGAGTTTTTTGGCAAGATTGATTGCGTGACCTGGATTACTAAAACTTACTTTTTTATATTTAGGTCCAGGGTACTGAACTAATAAATTAGAAGTTTTAAGATTAACTGGTTTATTATCAAAGTAAACGGCCCATACTCCTTCCGAAGCAAGTACTTGCTCGGTTTTGTATGTTTGCTTGTTTGTAAGCTCAGCTAAAATGGTTGGCTTGGGGCGACTCACTTAGAATTCCTTTTGAATAGTTCTTTTCGTGCTTCAGATATTTTTTTACAAGTTTCTGGAGAACGCTTTTTACCTTTGTGGAGCAACGATATTTTTTGTTTGAATTCCTCACTTCGTGGAACCATTATTTGTTTAGCTCTAGCATCTTTTATTTTTTGTTTTGTTTCGTCACTATGCTTTTTTCCTAACATAGTAGGCGCTTGTTTTGCTCTAGCAGTTCGAATCTTTTCTTTACTAGACTCTGTATGTCTATAGTTTTTACTATTTTCTCTAATTTTTTGTCTAGTGGACTCTTTTACAGTACCGTAACTACCTCCCATTAATCCATCTTCGGGTTTAATGTTAGCCCATTCTGCTGACTCGACAATTTTGTTTTCTGTAGAAAATTTTAAAGCGTATTCGACTAATGTTTCTTTATTATCGAATAGCTGACACCAAACGGTAGTAACATCTAGACCGTGTTTATTAAGATGTGCCCGCCAGTGTACGCCAGATCCTAAATATTTGTTAGGATCCCGTATAGTTTTTCCAAAGTATTTTAGACCGGTAGTATTATGTTGCTTAATGTACAACCAGGTAGGTTTAAACGGTTTCGACATAGTATATTATTTAGTCATAATATACCTACTTATTTCATTTATTTGAACCCACCGCCATCAATTTTAAGTTCAATAACCTGGTCCTGCTGGGGCTTTAATGCGGCTGTTTGTAGGGTTCTAAGTTCAAGTAATAGCTCGGTTAAGTCCGCGGCCATGCCTTTAGCATCTTTCATTGGCATAACAAAGTCTTTACTACCCCGAGCATCATTACCTCGAACCCGCTCAATAAATTTTTGTAAGTGTAAGCTCAATGTTCTCTCTTTAAAAAGTTAGCTAGCTTAGGTGGTTCCCATCCCAATGGTTTAAGAATTTTACCATCTTCACGACGGCGTACTTTGCCCAGTTGACGGTCAATTTTGGCAAAGTTAGTAGCCATTACCTCACGCCAAGCACCTTCACCATCTGCGCCCATCGAATTGATTGCTCCGATAGTAACGACAATAATATCGATTAAAGCATCAAGAGTTTCAACTTGATTTTTATTAGCAATAGCTACTTGTAGCTCGTCGTATTCTTCTGTAATCAATTTGGAGTAAAGTCTAAACTGATCATCATTCATGCCTGAGATAGTCTGCTCGCAAGCTGTCATAAATTTTGCTGAATCCTTAAACGGGTTTGTCATACTTTTTCCTTTTTCTTTAATTGTGCGTTGCGTCTTGCTTCGGACCAAGGCTTACCTTTATGCTGTGATCCATAAATCTTTTTTCTCTCTTCTTCTGTAAGAGAACTTCTATGTTGTAATGCCTTTTCTTGCATCACTACTTTTGTATCTTCTGAATGTTCTTTATCTCTAAACGGATTATTTTCCTTCATCCATTCTCTGTGTTTTTCTTTTCTTCTCTTTGCTTCTTCTTTATCCTGTTGTATCTCTTCGTAAGTCTTGCCTTTGTTTTTACCTGGCTTACCTCTGCTGGCATTGCCTATTTTAGTTTTTGCTTCTTCGGTATGACTAAACGGACCACCATCGCCTGCTTCTGGTTTTAAGTTAGCCCACTCTGGACTATCTACTACCTGCCATAAGTCACTGTAGTACAGGCCCCAGGCTCTTATTTCTTCATTATCTTTACACTCTTTTAATATTTCTGTATCAACATCATTGCCGTGTTTCTCGATATGAGCTGACCAACGCTTACCAGAACCTTTGTAAGTGTACGGATCTTGATTAGTCTTACCTAAATATTTTAATCCGGTTTTACGATGAGTTTTAATGTACAAGTAAATCATATTGTACTTAGTCATCGTAAAGGGTTAGTCATTTATTTCTCTTGTATCTTTTTCACTTCTATACAAGCCCATCCCGATGCTGATTTAACAAGTACTCCATCATTCATTTCGCATTGGTTAGCTCTTTGTATTTGCTGATAAATCAAAAAAGGAACGGATAACAATATCAATAAAAGTATTGGCGGCCAAATTTTTTCAATTAAATTCATTTAGGTAGTGCCTCTTCTTTAGTTTGAAATGGACCCTCGTAAGGGTAGCGTTGTAATACAATTAATTTAGGATCTTGCATAGCCGCCCAATGACGACCTTTCTTGACTGTGTACCAACCAGCCGCATACCAAGATTTACTTTTCTTTGTTTTAGTGTAAACTGGTAGCTTTTGTGGAACGTCCCACATAGGATTATATACACGACCTGCTGCCGGAAAGCCATGTACTATATTGGTTGTTTTCTTTTTCTCAGGTTTAATAATAGCTTCAAAAGTAACATTGATATTTCGTTCAACTAATTTAATACTTTTGTATTGTGCTACTACTTGATTATTAATCTTAACTTGATAGCCGCCATCGCAGGCTTCAATGTTCCCTACTTTATTATTATTTTCTTGTAAAATCCAAAACTGTTTATCTATTACGGGTTTAGCTACTAGACTCATTTAGTCATCCTTTTTCTACATTGTTCTTTTACTGCTACAGGATAGTCGGGACTAATCTCTGCGATACCACAATCATACTTTACTGTTACATGGCGTACATCTGCGGGCCAAAATGCTAAGGCTAATATAGTTAACAATACAGCAAATGTTACCGTAGTCCAAAACATATCTTTAGCCATATTATTCTTCAACTCCAAAATGTTCTTTAATTACTCTGCCTACACCTAGAGTAATACCTTCGGCTTCTGAATTATGGTCATTGGCAACTTCGGCACATTCCTGAACAATCAACTCGGCGAACTTGGCTAAATCGTCGTGCGACATATTGCCATCGCTTAGATTATTATCAGTGATACCAGCCTGTTCAGCAAGTTGTTTAATCTTCTCGTTCATTGCTTTAATTCCCAAATTTAATTGTATGCTACTATTGTAACAGAATTTAACCATACGGTCAACTATTTTGGTAACCTAATAAAATTAACGAAAGATAAATATGAACTAAATAAGTGTAGTTCGCGATCCTGGCAGATCCAACTACTCTAACAGTTAAAAAGGAACTATTAGCAATGACTATTTACACGCTTTACATTAAGACGCATAAGAAAACAGGACTAAAATATTTAGGTCAAACTCATTACGATCCCTATGAATACAAAGGTTCGGGGATTGATTGGAAAAAACATATTAAACAGTATGGAGACGATATTACTACTCAAGTTATTTATTCCGGAAAAAATCGTAATGAAATGTCGTCCTTGGGCAGATATTACAGCAACCTATACCGCATTACAACTTCTGTGGATGATTTTGGCAACAGAATTTGGGCTAACAGAACTATAGAAAACGGTGGAGGCGGATGGAACATAGGTAAAACATACTCTACAGAAGAACGAAAAAAGTTTGGGCATACTAAGCATAAGGGTTCTAAACGAACAGATAAACAAAAACAAAAAATGAAGGATAATCACGCAGATTTTTCTGGTAGCAATAATCCTAACTATGGCAAAAAAGCAAAAGATTCAACACTTACAAAAATGAGAGTCTCAAAAGTAAGAGTATGTCGCATAGTTGATCGCAAAGAAATGTCTGTAAACGAACTTACTGGCTGGATTAAGCGAGGCTGTAATCTAAAAGACAACTATCGACATGATCCTACTATCTATTCATTTACTAACCTAATAACTAACGAAACTATTACTGCTACTAAACGAGAAATGATTGAACGATACAATCTAGATCAAAGTGCTATGAGTAGAGTATTAACCAGAAAGTTAAAATCTACTAAGGGATGGTCTTTAACTTTGTAGTGATCCAGTGTAGTGCTTATTAAGCCAATCACCAAATGTTGCTGCGTTTTCGCTTACCTTTGTAAGTTCGTAACGCCCACAAAATTTAAGGAAGTGACTACCAACTTGTCCTACATCCTTGTGACTAATTTGTTCCTTAATAGTATCATCTACTACTTCTTTAACATCATCTGGTTGCGCTGTTAAATCTACTAATGCTACATTACGCTGATAATCGTCCAACACACGATGTTCTACACCATCTGGATCCGTCCAGCGTTGTAGCATCATATTGTTCCAATTATATCCCTTTTTGTCCTTGTCAGCGAATGCCTCCACAAGGCCAACCTTGTTTTTAGTGCCCTTTGTTCTGACACCGGGAAATGCCGAAAAGACATTGTCGCTCGAATCGCCGCGCATACATTTCTCAAAAAGTAACCACTGTGGATCCGGTATTGTTTTTGGTTCTTTAGTTTTCTTGTCGATGACTGGTCTACCTTTGGCATCAAAGATTCCTTCTATAGTATGTAATTCGTCGGTAATTCCGTTATACTGCTTGACATTTTGTGCTAATAATTGAACAAAGTCAGTATCACTGCTGATAATAACGTGTTCATCTTGTGGATGTAATGCGATCCAACGAGCTATAATATCATCCCCTTCTGCTGTTGGGCAACGGATAACACTACAGTTTGTTTTCTCTGACAAGTATTTAGTCAAGGAATCATAGGTTTCCCAGAACATCTTATCTTCTTCTTGTTCTGCTTCTGTAAGCGCAGCTCTAGATACAGCACGATTAGCCTTATATGGTTTGTAGAAGTCTTTGCGCCAACTGCGCCCTTCTAAAGCAAATACCACATGATCCGCCTCAAATCGACGAGCCATTTTGTTAGCGGCCATTAATGTTACATGGAGGGCAAATCCTACCTTTTCCCAAGTATCACTAGCACGAAAGGCTCCATGTCTAGCACGAAAGAAAAGATTAGCGGTATCTATAAGAACATATTTCATACAAACAGTATAGCAGAACTTATATTAAAAGTCAAACGAAATTGTTGGTAATAATGTAATTTAGGAGTAAACGGTTCCAAAAAGAATGCCCGTCTTTACCAAAATGCTTAGAATTTGGGGATACCGTTTCGATATTGGCATTACGAATTTTATCTTCGTAAGTATCTGATATAAAGCTATTGTTCCAATCGTGTTGGATGTTAAAAGATTGGCTACTGTTAAAAAATATATGTTTAATATTTTGGTTGGCTAATTCCAAATGAAATTGCCAAATTTTTCCTTCATCTTCAGCAGTAGCAGGCCATTGGATAATAACTAAAACATCCTGCTTTTTCTCGTCTAACCATTTTTTTGTTGCGGCTATAATATCATCGGTGGTATTATCAACATACGCTTCGCAATGAAAACTATAACGAAGGGCTAGACTTAACATCTTGCCCCAACTGATTGCTATATTATCAGGATGCGGTAGTTGGCCTAAATGAGCTATTCTTGCGTCATCGCCGGCAACAATATATTGATTTACAGCTTCGGCGGCTGTGGTGTGACTATCACCGTTTACATATAATATCATTGTTGTTTTAAGAGTTTAAAAGTTTCAGCTTCGACTACACGTCTGCGTAAACTACTACTTGAAAACGAATGGTCACGATCGTTAAAAATACATTCGATACCTCGTCGATAACATTCACTCTTTCCAGTAAATTCTTTATCCTCATACTCAATACCCAATACACGAACATCCAAAGGCAGTATTAGAAGCAAATCAACTAAGTCTTGTTCTGTTTGATAAACAACAACTTCGTCTACATAGCGACAAGCGGCTAATTGTATTTGCCGTTCAACAATACTTTGTACAGGTTTGTTTTTAGTATCTCGGTCAATAGTAGGATCTGTTTGCAATCCAGCAATTAAGTAATCACAATGGTTCTTAGCTTCGGATAGCATAGCAATATGCCCAGCGTGTAGCATATCAAAAGTACTAAAGGTAATACCAATCTTTTTACCTTCTTCTGTAAGTCTGCGAATGTGATTAAAAATCAACTTACTTCACTCCTGCCATCGCCAACATCGCGACTTTTAACTACTCGCGGCGACATTGCTTCGTATTGTTCTGCTGTTTCTAATACTACATTACGACATACTGCGGTAAACCAACGATCAATAATATCTGCGTCTGTATCTTTAGGATCCATCATATAGCCATGGCGAACCAAATCGGCAATCATTTTGTCATTCCAATCAAATTCAAATGCGCCTGAATTAATATCGTTAGGATCTATGTCCATACTTAATACTTCAAAGTATGCTTCGCCTTTTTCAGTAGCAACTTGTTTAGCTGACTTAGCTTGTTGTTGCGCTACAGCCGCAATTGGCTTCTTTTTAAAAAAATCAAATATTCCCATTACTGATCCTTAAACAAATTTATTTCTTCCCATGGCAAATCTTTTTTGCCAAAGTGACCATAGTTAGTAGTCTTACTGTATATAGGTCTAAACAGCTTAAAGCGATTAATAATACCTAACGGAGTTAAATCTACATTATTATAAATCCACTCTGTTAACGCACGACTATCACCGTCTGACTCTATATAAAAACTCATAGGTTGTGCTACCCCAATAGCATAACTAATTTGTACAGTAGCCCAGTTAGCACGACCAGCGGCAACAATATTCTTAGCCAAATAGCGAGCCATGTAAGCGGCGCTACGGTCTACCTTAGTAGGATCCTTGCCACTAAACGCACCACCGCCGTGTGGGCTATATCCACCGTATGTGTCTACAATAATCTTACGACCTGTTAATCCTGTGTCACCATCAGGACCACCTACTACAAAACGCCCTGTTGGGTTAATATAAAATTCTGTCTTTTCATCTACAAATTCTGTAGGTAATATATTACGAATAATATTGCCAACGTCTTTACGAACAGTTTCGATATCAACATCGGCATTATGTTGTGTAGAACAAACTACTTTAGCAATACGAATAGGTTTGGCATCATCGCTGTATTCAAAAGTAACTTGACTCTTAGCATCTGGTCCAAGATAGTTAAGTACACCTTGTTTACGAACTTGTGTTAACCCTTCTACAATTCTATGACTCCAGTAAATTGCCGAAGGCATAAAGTTTTCTGTTTCGTTACAAGCATATCCAAACATTAATCCTTGGTCGCCTGCGCCAAAGTTGTCTGTGCCTAACGCAATATCTGCGGACTGGCCATGTAGCAAGTTAATAATTTTAACAGTACGCCAATCAAATCCTGACTGCTCGTAACCAATATCTTTGATGACTCGACGAATAGCTGATTCTACTTCTTCTGAATGTAATACACCTTTATATTCTCCAGCAACAATTACTGTATCTGTAGTTACCAATGTTTCACAAGCACAACGAAGACTAGTGTCTTCTTTACTCATTACTAAATCTAAAATAGCATCACTAATAGCATCTGCTACTTTGTCTGGATGTCCTTCTGATACTGATTCGCTTGTGAATAGATAGCTCATTAATTTCCTTTTAATTTCCATATAAGATGTTCGGTACTGCTATGCCATTTGTATTGATACGCTGGTTCGCCTGGCCCGGACCATCCAGCTACGCCACGATAGGCATATTCTAGCCAGATTAACTTATTACTTAGCGCACATTTATGGGGTAGCCAAGAAAATTTGAGTTCCCAAAATGCCTTTCTATAAAAAGGATCGATTAAATCAGGTATAGGCATACCATGAAATCCTTGTGGATACAATCAAGTACCCCAGTCGTTTTTCCAAAGAACCACTTGAAGTCTATCACTATAGCGTAAGCCATTTGCCATAGCTAGTTCTGCTACTCGACGATTATTCAAAGTATAAACACTTTCAACCCCGCCAACTGGCATTAAGTAAATTGGGCCTTTAAACCCAGCCGCTTGATAAATTTGCGATACTGCTAGTGCTTCTTCGGCATCTTCTTCTGTAGAGATTACAAATTTTAAATAAGTGTATCCAACTTCTTGATATTCGCAAACTACTTCAGGCTTAATAGCATCTTCACGCAATTCACCAGAGCAACTTAATTTAGCACTAACACTAAATGTAACTTGTTTAGGCTTGCCAACTCCATCTAATGACCAGTTAATCAAAAACTCTTTAAACTCTGGACTTAGCTTTTGAGTGCCATTCGTTTCAAAAGTAATTTCTCGTAAATTGGCCATCTTAGGATTGTTCAGCAAGTCTGGATAAGCACGTTGCCAACCTAACAAAGGTTCTCCGCCTGTGATAACCAAGTGCTCAGTGCCCCACTGACCAAATGGCAGAATCTCCATAATGCGATTAGCAATAGCATCTGACTCCATTAAAGGACTTAAATCTTTAAAGCGCGGATCCCAACTAGCATAGCTATCACATCCTGTACTTACTAATGGCAAGTCTTCATATTTGGTAAACATATGAGCAACTTCTGCTATTTCTTCTACTTCTGTGCTAAGTTGACCTTTGGGCATACCAAATCCAGCACAGCGGAAATTACAGCCGAAAGTTCTAAGGAATATACTGGGCACTCCCATATAGCGACCTTCGCCTTGAATACTATAAAATAGTTCTGCTACTTTTAATTTACTCACCGAATTCCTCTCTCATCATTTGATCATGTTCATTTTCTTCTTTAGCACCTTTCCGTGCTTTTTGTTCTTGATAGCCGCGACTACCGTCTCCTTTGCCTTTTACTCTGCGCCCACACTCCGTACATTCGTGAAATCCTTGTACAAACTCTTTTCCACTATCAAATGTTATTACTTCTGTGCCTTCGATTGTGAATTTTTTGTAACACTGGTTAAAGGTACAAACCACTTTCATAGTTTCAGGATCTATAAAAGATACGTCTACTTTTTTCTTTGACAATTTACTCATTTCTTCCACCACCCTTCATAAGGAAAATTAACCCATCGAGGGTCTTCGTTTTTATTAATCTCCATACCAGCATAGTTAATAGTTAATTCACTCTTACTTGGTAAGTTATCGATTAGTACTGCTACTCGTACATTGTTGCCCCAAACTTGTTCCCAAACTTCTGTAGCCTGCGGTAAGCAACTTGATTGCCAATCTTGTTTAATCCAGTTTAGAGTAGCACCTGTATCATTAATATCATCAACGATAAGAATATTTTTGCGTAGCTTTTTCTTAGAATATGATTCGTGATCTTTGCGGATTTCTAAGTTGACATACCCAAAGGCATCACTTGCCATTCCGCAATCACTTACACAATCTTGATCATCCCGTAATGATACTTTAAGTGTTTGCATTGGCACGTCTAGATATTGGGATATAAGAACAGCTGGAAGTAACCCGCCACGAGTAAGTCCTACAACATAATCGGGTTTCCAGCCGTCTTTCGTAATTTGACGTAGAATGTCTTGAGTTAAACATTCTACGTCTTTGTAAGTTAAATTAGTATGGTCCATACAAGTATTATACACACTTGTATTTAGGTCGTCAAGCTATTACGATAAAATTTGGCGAATACCTTCTTCAAACGACATAGGATTATAGTCAGGCATAATCGAACGAAGTTTGGTAATATCAGGACGGCGATTAGCAACAGAACCTGGCATACTTGGTAACTGTTCAAATACTGCGTCTGGATGACCTAATTCGGTAGCAATAACTTTAACAGCATCACCAATTGAAATCTCGCGGTCATTGCCCACATTAACCAATTCACGAGTAGTGTTTTCGGCAACATAGATACTAGCACGGATAGCATCTGATACATGACAGAAGCTACGAGTTTCTTGTGCGCCGATTACAGAGAAAATACCGTTTTTAATCTTGTTAATTTGGTCACCTAAGAAATGACCTTGTTTACTGTTTTCACCATATACATTAAAGTAACGGATCATAACATAAGGTAAGTCCGAATTAGCCAAATAGTTTTCACTAGTAATCTTAGCCAAACGATAACTCCAACGAGCATTGTGTATATCTTTAATAAACACATCTGAATTCTCTGGAACTGGACTCGTAGGATCATCTGCTACAATTTCACTGCTCGAAGCATATACTAAGCTCTTAAGATTAGTACATTTACGAGCAAAATTGAAAATGTTTAAATCGCAAACAAAGTTATTTTCTAATACCTTGTTAGGCATTTTGTAAAAGTTAGTTGTACCGTTAATAGCACCATAGTGATAAATGTAATCAAAATCAGTTGGCAATAATTCATCAAACAATACTGTGTTATTTAAGTCAGCGGCAACAAACTTATCACAATCAGGAATACTTGAACTACGACTATGATTATCTAGTGCCCATACTTCATTGCCAGCGGCTTTAAGTTGTTTACAAAATTCTGTGCCTAGCAATCCGCTAGCGCCTGTAATTAAAATTTTAGCCATTTACAATTTTCTCATTATCTTTAATAGTTGCTTCAATCATAGCGAAGTCAAGTCCTAAGTTCTTAACTAAGTTAGCCCACGCACTTGTATCTTTTGGCAAGCAATGTCCGCCAAAGCCACGCAAGTTTTCATTACACATCAAATATGCTGGATTAATACAATCACGCTTGGTAATAGCATTGTAAACATTATTATAATCTGCGCCTAATGCTTTACATACTTCATAAGCAATATTAGCAAAAATAATTTGTACAGAATGATTTACATTGTTGAAGTATTTGATAACTTCTGCTTCTGCTGGCTTAACACAAGCAACATTTTGTGGCAAGTTACCATGGATAGCTTTAACAATAATATAATCTTCTTCGCGATTACTGCCAATTACTAATAAATCATGATTGTACATAAAATCAGCTAACGCTGTTTTAGCACGAAGAAATTCTGGAACGGAGCAAATACGCAAGTTAGGGTATTGGGCAGATAGCTTATCGCAAGTACCAGGAACACAAGTACTTTTAAGTCCTACTAAACCTTTGTAGCCAGCGTCGTTTAATTCGCCAACTACCTTTTCTACAATACTTGTATCGCAATCACCATTTGGCGCTTGGTTAGTAGGAACACAAATGAATACACATTCTGTATCTAATACATCATTAAGTGTTGATCCTTCGTATGCTGGATCAAAGAAACTCATTTGGTGACCCAAATGATTTAATCCTTCATAAACTGCTTTGCCTACTGTGCCTTTTCCTATTAAACCAATCTTCATTCAATTCTCCTCTGGATATTTCATATCAACTAGTTGATTACTCTGAGCTGACGCCATGCTTAATATTTCTTGTGCCACATCTTCGGGTTCTAAACATATAGCCGAAGTTTTCATATCTATCATTTTAGTGCGTGTGCGTACTGGATTAATTAATCCTAATGTAACTTCACTGCCTTTAAAATACTCACAGGCACCTTGCCATACATTATATAGTGCTGCTTTACTGGCGGCGTATAAAATGTAGTCTTTGCGTCCTGACTTATACGCACTAGATCCAACCATAATAATCTTTACAGGTTTCTTAGTACCGTTACTAATGTAATGACGAATAATGGACCAATTCGATCCAATGTTTATATCAAATGTATTTGAATGTGTTTCGTTATTAGTTTTATCGAAATGACCTACACAATTTACAATAACATCTGGATCATTACTTGATAACATTTCTTGTATTTTAATATCGCTATCTAAATAAACAAAATTTACTTGATTTTTGCTAATAGGTTTGACAATATAGCCGGCTCGAGTGAAGGCTTCACAGGTAGCTTGACCGATGCCGCCATTAGATCCAAATATAACTGCTCGTTTAATCATGTTTTGGTAAAATAGAATCTACACGGAATGTATCATTCTCGTAATCTTCGCCACCGCGTGGGCCTTCAGCAAAAGCAATAAACACACAGCCATCGCTACCAGCTTCCATACCGTGGATCTCATTAGGTTCGCTAATAACCATATCCCCAGGACCGGCAGTGATTCCAACGGCTGGCTCATCACTATCAACAGGCTTAGAGTAATAGTGTAAAGTACCAGCTAACACATAGGTATACTGCGTAGTAAGTTTGTGATAATGATTAGCACGAATAGCACCAGGAGCGTTAGTAATAATACAAGCATGATTCATATTTGCTTTGTAAAAAATATCGGTAATCGAACCACGGTCGTCTGCGTGTTTGCCTAAACCTTCTTCTGTATTGTTATAAATGTTGTAATGTCTCATTGTGATATAAACCTTGTGTTAGGGTTGATGCTTAATAGAGCTTTCTTTAGTGGCTCTCCGATATTCCAGCTTAGTACTAATGCGTATGGTTTTTCGTGTTTAGCAAACTCGTCATCGCTACGAATAGGAATACGAGTTAATGGTGTGTATTTGCCTTGTTTAAATTGACTAGCATCTGTAATACAAGTTAATACTGTTTTATCTAGTTTGTGCCAGTTTAACCAAGTATTAGCTTTGGCTGCCGCCCCAACACCAATAATAACAGCATCAGGTTCATCTGCTAAAATTTGATAAAAGTTAAGTAGCCACGCATTGCGTTGCTTTTCAAACTTGTCTTGTAATTTGGTATAGAAAGTAGTATCAAACAAACCCATAGCAGTTTCGTTTTCGATAGCACCACGAACCAAGAATGGCATTCCGTTGTTAGTAGTATGTTTAGCAATAACTCTAATACTGCCGCCATGATAATCAACTATATCAAAATCTACAATATCTAAACCAACTTGCTGTAGCAAGTTCCAAGCACTCTTAATAGTAAAGTAAGAAATGTGTTCGTGATAAACCATATCTACGAATCGACCACTTTCAATCATACTTGCCCAGTACGGTAACTCAAATACAAATATACCATCTTTATCTAATAACTGTGAAACTCCCGAAGCAAAGTTAACAGGATCGTTAGCATGATTGAATACATTGTTAGCTATAATTACCGAAGCCTTGCCATGTTCTTCGGCAACTTCAACTGCTGTATCAATATTGAATAAAGCAGCTAATGAGTCGACTCCTTTTTCTTTGGCAATATCGCACATAGTTTGGGAAGAATCGATCCCAAGTACTTTGGTATCTGTATCTTGAAATTGTTTAATTAAGTAAGCATCGTTACTACCAATCTCTACAACCAATCCCTCAGTGTTGTATTTGCTTTTGATAGTAGAAGCATATTCATCCCAGTGATCTCTGGCAGTTTTTGAATTTGACGATGTATAGCTATAACTGTATAAGTTATAACGATCTTCGGCATCGCTAACGAATCCTAATTGGATTTGCCCTGAACTAGAATTTAAATGTAGTTGTAGTGGAAATACTGGTTCAGACATATGAAGCTGATCTTCAGCAATGAATGTATCAGCATAAGCGTGTTGCCCGAAGTCTAAAATTTTTGTAACAAACTCGCCTGTAATTAAACAGCGATCTAAGTGGGTGCTTTCAGTTATTTTACTCATTATCTTTTTACCGGAGTTTGTATCATTTGTTTATTAATATCATTCTTTTTAAGTTTTTCCCAAGGATCCTGTTGACCTAGTTTTACATTTTGCCAGAAAGAAAGGTCTTTACCTTTTGACACTAGATAAGAAGCAATCTTTTCAGCGTCAACTAATCTGCCATTGCCATATGAAGGATGATGGAAATCTTTTGGACTACTAGGATTACCTTCTAATACCTCACGATTTTTAAATGTAAGGTCTGCGTTGCTACCAGTTAAGTCATGTCTATCGTGTGTAGCGTAAATTTCTACAATTTCCATAATGTCAAGCATATAAGCAATTTGACTTAACTCAGCATCAATCATTTGATGACGTGAGAAGAATCCAAATAAGTCATACCATTCTTTAGGAACAATAGGGAAAATAGAATATGGATGTTCGCGATGAACATGGATTTTAAGTAGTTTGAATTCACCAGTATGATCAGTGATAATTTTATCCCAACCTGTAGTTTCCATCAAAGCATCGTCATTCCAAACAAACAACCAATCAGCTGATGCTTGTGCGGCTAAGCCATTATAGTAACGATTTAATCCAACATAACCCATTGGTTCAAATACCATTACAGTATAATGAATTCCTTTTTGTTCCATCCAAGGCTGGATTGATTCGGAAAAATATTTTAATCCAACTTCATCATCATTATCAAATGCTAATAATAATTGGACCCCGTCAATATCAAGTACTCTGTTAAAAACACTAATAATACTTAATTTTAATGCTGTAGTTCTGCCTCTTGTAGGAAGCATTACCGCTATTTTATAATCGTTTTTGGACTGGGCCATTGTTATCCTTTGTACAGTTTGTACTATTTACTGGATAATATAGGTACTTAATAATTTTCTTAATCTTTGTAGATAGTGGACCATGTAACTAACTTAGCTGACTTTTTTAAGGTAGCATCGTGTAGTTCTTTCTCAGTAAATAGTTCGTGAGCTTTGAGTAATTCAATTAATAAAGTGACATCGCCTAATTCTTGTATCAATTCTTCGCGTTGAGTGCGCCCAGATTTGAGATTTTCTCCTTCTATCCCAAATCTGCGGCACTTGCTTATAGCTTGAATAACTTCAGCACACTCTTCTTGTAGAATGTCTAAAATTTCGTTAATTTTAGGCGAAGAGGTCTTCATTCCATTCCCTGTGTCCTTCGCGATACGCCATGTTAGACATTGTTTCGCGAACTTCTACACGATAGCACCATAAGCGGTCAGCTTCGGATTGTCCCCACATATCAGGTATGTAAACTCCGTTAACATATTTGTAAAGTTGATCAGCTAGGCCTTCACAACCTAATTTAGGAAGAATGGTTAGTTTAGCAAGATTGCGTTTTTCCATTTCTTTATAAAAGTCAAGTTCCGGATCATCTTCTGCTACTAACAATGTATGGTCAAACTGTGACTCTAATACCGATTTCAATTCTTTAAGTCCACCGTAATCGGCTGCCCAGTTGCGTACATCTAAATCATTTGTACCAAAATAAAACTTCATACTAAATGAATAGCCATGAATTAAATTACAATGACTATCAGCTCTCCATTGACGATAAGCGCAAGGAAATGCGTCATGATATTCTTTAGTACTTGTGTATTTGTATTGTATTGCTTGGTTTGCCATTTATTTCTCCTATGTTAGATTATAGCATAGGCAGCAGAATTTGTATACCGGGATGATGCTCAAAAGACCGGTTGAAACTATTTATTATCAGATTCTGGTGTAGCAGCAGGAGCTACTGGCTTTTCGGTAGTACCCATCTTTTTAGCAAGGTATGGATCAACATATGGTTTGTTAACTGTTTCGTCGGCCACATTCCAACCAATGGCACTAAAGAATCCTACAATTAACCAAGTTCCTATAAGTTCAATGATCATATTTTTATTATTACGAAAAAAGATATTGTATAAATGCGACAAACATAATCCAATATATATAAATTTCGTGTAGTATCTGTTCAATCATCTCGGGGCAAAGTCCTGTTGTAGTTTGATATTGTCCATAAACTCTTTCTTAGTGCCAGCATCTTCATTAAATGCTCCACGCAATACAGTAGTCTGTGTCAGACTAGAGTGTGCCATAATACCTCTATTTTCGCAACAACCGTGAACAGCCTGTATATATACACCTACGTCTTTACTATCAGTTGCTTTCATTATTTCTTTAGCGATGTCATTACATAGTTCCTCTTGTAAAGTCCCACGGCGAGCACACCATTGAGCAATCCTTGTATACTTAGAAAGACCAATGAGCTTGTTGGCAGCGATGATCCCGATATAGGCAACCCCACTAACTGGCTGATGATGATGACTACACATACTACGCAATTCACTGCGAACAACCAACATACCTTCATATCTATCCTCTGAATTATTTGGAAACGCTGTACAATCTGGAGCCGGCTCATATCGCCCTGCCATAATTTCGTTAAAATACATCTTAGCTAATCTTTTAGCTGTGCCTTTACTGTTGGGATCATTTTCGCGATCAATAAGCAATGCGTCTAGTACACCTTCAAATGCTATAGTGGCATTAGCAATTAATTCATCTCTGTGCCCGACTACATACTCACTAATGTTATCCCCAGCCCAGAAGCGTTTCTTATCGCGTTTCATATTAAAACGGATAGCATCGGCTAAGGTTGCTTCTTCGTACCCTTTGTCGCTCATCATCATTGCGGCATCTTCGTAGCCAGGATGATACGGTGCTTCTTCTACTAATTTCTTAGCGTTTTCTCTATCTTCTGTTGTAAATGATGTCATTCGTTTTCCTCTGATAATCTGTCAATAATTTCTTGTTGCTCTTGTTCTTTCATTTGATTTATGTCTAACTTTTCAAATCTATAGCCATATCTCATTGATGGCATAAGCGCAATCTTTTCAAACATATCCATTTGGTCAGTTGTAACGCCATAGATATAGCCTCTAACTTCTTCACTTTCTGTTTCCGCGTTAGCAAGTTTAGAACCTCTTTTGGAAGCGCCATGTAGTGTAGAACGCCAAGCATAGTATTCTTCATCGATTGAATCAACAAACCCTTTTAATTTAGGATCATCCTTTTTAGCAACCCATACAATGTATAAGTTGTCAGATTCATATAACAAAGTATGCTCAGTTTCGTTAGAAGTTATACGCTCAAATTGTTCTGTTAGTATCATATATGCTTTTATTATAAAGGTTATTTAGGTTTAAGTCAATTACTATGTAATATTTTTTAACAGATTTGTAGCCGAAAAGAAGTTTTCAGAAAGATCCTTGGCTTGTTTTTCGATATATGGAATTCGAACATCATATGATTCCATATCTTCTATAATAACCTTACATAAGTCTGGACGATAAACATTATACGCTTCATAACTTTCAGTCCATATACTAGGATATTTGAAATGATTATAATACATTTCAGTATAACTTAATCGATCCGGAACTAGGGGAATGGCTCCTAGTAATGCGCCTTCGTAACAGCTAATGCCAAGTGTTTCTTGTAAGTTAGCAGAGAACACAATCTTAGCTTCGCCCAACAATGTGTGATATTCATGTTTAGTAAGTTCTTGTTCTTGACAAACAACGAATTCATATTGTGGTAAGTGTGTAGCCAAATCTTTAAAAATGTCTACTTGTTTTTCTGGAGCAATACGATGTGGAAATAAGATTAAGTCACGCTTTTTTAAATTCTTATAAGGAGCCAGTTCAGCTTCCATATACTCCATGGGCCATCCTGTTTGTGTTACATAAGGATTGGTACCATTATCTTCTACATCAAATAAGTTTTTAGCAAACATTTTGATATGAAAATCTGTAGCAAAGTAGTTGTGGTCGTATGAAAAGAAATAACTCTTTTCAGCGTGACGCACCCATGGCTTATCTCCAACTAAGCGTCCAAGAAAGTCTTGAGGATCATAACTGCCAGCATGCCATAAGCCATGTGTGGTTACAGGAATCTGTAACAACTCGCTCATGTATTTTAAGTTTATGATGCCAGGATGCCAAGCATCAGTAAAAATGAAATGATCACCAGGATTAACTGCTCCGGAGCAAAATAAACGGCCCATCTGCTCAACTTGATTAGCCTTGTATATATTGGTGCCACCAAAATTAAGAAAAGCACCAGGAGTAGTGGCTTTAGGAATATCCTCAGGGCCAGCGATAATTTGAACATCGTGTCCTCTCTTTCTAAGAAGGTTAGGTAAGTGAGTTTTCCACTCGCAGGTATAACGAGTGGAAACACTTTCTAGATCGACTAAAAAAACGGTCAAATCGGTCTTCCTAAACGACGTGCGTCTTCAACCCACATATTCTTAGCATTTTTGCCTTGAATAAATTTGTTGTACTGTTGCCAAGCATAGCTCTTAAAGTTATACAAGTCTCCTTCGTTGAAACGATATCCGTAGTCAACGCAGAAGTCTAGAAACTTACCAAGGTCATCTTGGACTGATAGTGCGCGAGCACTGGGTTTATATTGTTGCTTACCCATTGTGTTTCCTTAAAATTTAATACTATTTGTTGGGCGAGAAAGTTCATACTTTATGAGGCAACCGTTCTCACCATCTTCGGCTACTTCAATCCATACAGCACGTTCAGGATACCTGGCGGCTATTTGTACATACAAGTCATCGGCTATCATTTCACATGACTTAAAATCGAGTTCTAAAATATCTTTACTGTACAAACTTTCTAACCAGCGTTTAAATTGTATGAACTCCAAATCTCTATTCGAATGCCAAACATCAATCCAAACTTTAAACCAGAACACGTGCCTGTGTGGACTAGCTAAAAAGCTAACATCATATTCGCCGGCTGTACATAAATTAGGATCTGTGGCTGCCGCTGGATAACGATGGATACCTTCTCTACGGAAAGTACACCAAATTTTACGCTCGGCATTTTCTTTAATGCGGTTAGCTTTTTCTAATAATGCTTGTTGTCGTTGTTGATCCATTTTAATGTTTCCAAAGTTCCATTGCTACAATTTTTCCGATTGTTTCTGCTACATCTGTCCCATCCGGAATAATATGGGTTGAATAATTGGTACGACTGTTTTTATCATCGTACTTGCGGAGTTGTACAATAGTGCCACCTTGTGCTGGCATTACATTAAATGATAGTCCGTTAACATCAATCGATGGGTCGTTACCGTCTAAACAAACTTCAGTAGGATAGCAGTCATCTCTTTCAACAGTCATATAACCAGCACCTAGCCAGTTTAATATAGCAAGTCGCCATTTTCTTGGTAACATATTATTCCTTATTTCCGTAATCAAAAATTGATCCAAATGTAGATTTAGACATAGTTTTAAGTTTATCCATGTTGCTATCGGAAATTCGCCAATCTAAAGATCTTGTTTTGGTTGGATTTGTATTTTCAAAATAACCATAAAATCCTCCTTTTTGGGAAGTGTATGCAATTTGAGGATTTTTGATTATTTGATTTCTTGCGTGTTTATAGGCTTGCTCGCATATATCTTGTACATGAGGCTGATCAAAATCAATAAGGTCAATATCAACTATAATACTATTTTTGTCTAATGTAGCTCTTAATTGTTTTTTAATTTTTTTATGAATAGGTGTATCATACCAATTAACAATACTGATAACATCTTCTGGCAACATTGTGCCTACAGTTTGAGCACTGGTAGCATTTTCATGTCGAGTCTTGAACTCCCAGTCAAATTCTTTACAATCTACACCATTACCACGATTTATGTTAATGCCCATAGATTCAATTTTATTTTCAAAATCTCTGCCAGCATCTCCATGTTTTTCATTAGTTAGGACTGTGCCTATTAATGATTTTTTAATCATATCTAGAATGAATTTTTCTTGTGCGGTAATCATTTGATTTCTTCATCTTGAGTATACTGATCCCAGTATGTATATTTGTCTTTGGCCATTAAATCATGTAGCTGGTGCGTCCATACTCCAGGATTACTATGACCCCATGTTGTGTCATCTAATTTAAGTGTAGCGTTATAATTAAATTGTTTAATGTAAGGCAATTTACAACTAATCATAGGAATAAATCTTGGATATTCAGAATAACCAGATTCGATAACACCTTCTGCGTGTTTAATATCAAAATCCAATGTAATCCAATACCCAGTTTCTAGCAATGGCATAATAACTTCATCCCAGGGCCGATATTCTGCCTGCGTTACTGCTTTAGGATTGAAACTTTGACTTGTGCCAAAATAGATATGTTTACAATCAGCTTCGATTGCTTTTTCGAGAATTTCTCTTACTGGCGGGGTACCGACTACAAATAATGTTTTCATACCATACGCAATAGTATGCTCGACTTCGTAGCCTGTAAAGTAAACTACATCTTGTCTTTGTTCAGTGTTTAATCCCACTTGATATAACCTCTACTGTAGCCGCTTGGACGGTCCTTACCATCCGCAAACGCCTGATCCCACTCTATGTTACGATTATAACACTTAGTCCAGAACTTGTCAACATCAAGTTGTCCAGATTGAATCCAATATACTGCTTTCTTCATATGCCAAATAAATTCTGGATTACGAGGACTAGGGAATACCATTGTACAGGCTTTCCATAATAAATTGGCAAAGTCTGTAGTTACTTTCTTTTGTGCTCCAAAAATAATTAAGGCTTGGTTAGCTAAAAAGTCTTCATCAAATACAGCAGAGCCAGAACTTAAATCGATAACAATTTCGTATTTCTTTTCTGGAATAGTAGGAACCATAATATCGCCCCATAAGTCTTTATTACTACGACCTACTACAGTAATATCATTTTGTACCTTGTCAATCTTAAGTGTGTTATACGCTACCCATGCTAAGAATCCGCTACCAAGAATTAGTATGTTACCGTTGCGCTTGTCAATTTCGTGTTGTGCTTGACGAATCAAATTGATACCACAAGCTACAGGTTCTATAATATATTTAGGATCAGCTTGGGGAATAACTACAAATTCATCTTTACGAACATTGTAGTAATCAGCATAAGCAGGTTCGCCGCGAGTAGCAACATAATCGCCTACTTGAACATCAACAACATTACCACCTACTTGGGTAACTTGACCAACACCTTCGTGTCCGCTCATTTCAATAGGCAATGGACCAAATCCACCTGTCATCATATCAATGTCCGAACGGCATACTCCAGTCATTACAGCCTTGACTTCGATTTCGTTTTCGGTGTTATCTGGCTTGTCCCACGCTAGCTCACTGAACGAACCTTTGCCGTCAGTAGCTAATAATCTTACTTTCATGCTAACTCGTAAATGTCAATGTTTTCAATAGTCTTGTGAATCCATACATCTAATTCTAGTTGTAGGTCCCAAAACGCCGGTGTGTCTTTCATTTCTATAGCAGTACTAATCATACGCTTATATGCATCTTCTGGACATAATCCAAGTTCGAAGTAGTAATGGCTACCATCTTCAAATGTCATTAAAATACTACGGTCATCACCAGTTAATGTGCGCCAGTTAGATTCAATAATCCAATGGCAGCCATGTGTATCCACATAACTTAATTCCACTTGATCTTCTACATCATAGATACCGTTAACATCTACACGGCCATAATCTGTTTGTGTAAGTTCAGGTAATGTCCAAAAGCGTTCAGCCGATTCTGTAAGCATATTTGCTTGGTCGTAACTAAATCCAGATAATGATTGGAATAAACTTAACAAATGCGGAAGTAAATCTCTACTGACTCCACCGTATGCTAAACTCTTAGTAGTAAACCATGTACCCGGATTAGGAACACGGTCATTGTTGTTCCAAGTTAAGTTAATGATTTTTGCTTTGTGTGCTAGTTGTGTTAGTGTAGCAATATTTTCACGATACTGATTATTCTTAACCATCATGAAGCGTGTATCAGGATAATCGTCTACAAGATTATACCACGCTACTGCTGACTCTAGTCCTGGCTTCTCGATAAACACAATACGAGTATGATTTGCTATAGCACGAGCAATATCTTCGTGTGTAAAATTAGGAGTACAAATATGAGCAGTATCAAAACAAGCATGATCCTTGAATACTTCTTCCAATTCATAATAATCGGCGTCTTTACTTAAATCAGGATCGACTGTAACAATCTCATGACCAAGTTCAGTTAATACTTGTTTGTATAACTGCCCAATGCCCATTCCTACAATAAGACTTTTCATGCTTCACTTTCAAGTGCGTCAAGTTTAGTTTCATCCAATCCAGAATCATCCATATGGTGTTCTTCTGGTTCCTCTGCTTCAAATAAATTACTAAACATAGTACTAGCATTAACTGTTTTCTTACCAGTAGCGCCACGAGTACCGATAATGCTTTGCCAAAACTTATCATACAAATCAATAATAGCAATAGCTGTTTCACGATCCGGAGCAGCAAATATTGCTTCTACTACATCCTTAAAGTATACAGTATCAAAGCGTTCATCTACAAGCATATTGGGACATTTGCCCGCATCATACTCGCGATTAGCTCGTTGTACTGATTCTAAGTGTGTCCAAACATTATGTCCCATGAGTAATGCGTAAGAGAATGAATCCCAACTTGTTTTACCTTCTTTGCCTACTTTATTTTTGTCGCCTGGTTTATATATGCAAATATCTTTAATCTGTAAGTTATTACTAACAGGACTATCGTCGAAGTGATGAATTAGTTTATCTTGTAATACAGCATCGCTAAATTTGCGTGTATCTGTGGCATACTTTTTATCGTCAACGATAGCACTCATACGATAACACCACTTCTTACGATCTTCGATATCTATTTGATGGTAGACTTGTCCATTAGCGGTTGCTAAGAATGGACTAGCACAATCAAAACTAATAGTGAAAGCAGGATTAACATACTTACGAACAGCCCGTTGAATATCAGTCAACAATAATGCCCATTCTAGTTTACTTGTACCCAAGAAGTGCATCCAATCTTGTTTACCTTCTTGTAGTAATCCATCGAACTTCAGTGCTACTAGTCTACGCAATACTAAGTCAACGTCACACATATTCTGGCCACCCATAGCCCAACCATTAAATGCCTTATTGCCGTAAATGTTTGGATCGCAGAAGTCTTTCATCTGAGCATACCAGTCATCGGCCTGTGCGTGATTTTCACCTTGTAGTACATTTAAGAACTTACAAGCACCTGTGCGGTGTTTGATAAAATATTCGTTATTGTACTTGGTTGCTTCGACGGCCTGCTGATAAGATTCAATACCGGTAGCGGCACGACCAGCTGGACTACGCTCTACCCACGCTGGAATATCAAGTACCATACCATAGTCCATAATACCGTCCATCCAAGCTAATACTTGGCTACGCTTTTTCTGTGCCGCATCTAATTTAGCTTGATATTCTTTTACATGGTCAATCTTAGTATATTTGGTGTTGCCGTTCTTATCATGTTTAGGTGTACCATCTGGCTTTAACGCAGGAACTTGTTCTATGCCTTTAGCTATAGCCTCAGCCATTTTAGCGGCTACTTCCGGGCCGTTAGGATCACGCCATTCACCTTCCCACACACCTTTACCAATTTGGAATCCGCCCGAATCGCCTAGAATGAAAGTGTTAGCACGATCCCTGTTACGAATCATGTCTTCATTCCAGTCTTGTTTGTTAAGATCCAAGTTGGCGTGTCCTGCTGAATACAAACTCCACTTATATGTAAACAAACCTTTTTGACTATTAAGCCAATTAAGCATTTCCATATCTTGGATATTAGTAGGCATACGGGCTTGGTCAACATATTGACTGCCTCGTTGTTTTCCTATGTAAGTACCGTAGAACCCCGACAATGCTGGCAAAAAGATAGCATAGTCGGATTGTTTGGCAGTTAAATTATCTTGCGCCATTATTTAAGACCCATTTGTTTTCTTATTTCAGTCGCTGAAATAGAGTGCGTATCCTCGTCGAATACTTCGTTTTCAATTTTATAACCAACATTACGACCATAGGTAATGTTTGTAATATTAGGAACGAATACAATAATATACTGTCCTTCATACTTTTCCTTTAAATCCGCATGGATGAAGTTTTCTACTTCTTCTTTTTTAAATGGATTAGAATCATTCCAACCTTCGCAATCACGGATCATAATACAAACTTGACCTGTTTTAGCAATAGCACGGTCAAACAATGCTCTATGTCCGGCGTGCCATGGCTGCCAACGCCCTAGCATTTGAACAGTAGGCTTACGCCAATCAAATCCATCTGGATGTGCGGTTGGCTTAGTATGTCTGCCCCATTTAATTTTATTCCAAACTCTTTCATGAAACCAAAATAAACATATTTTAGTTAACACTTCGATAGAAGCGATACTACCAGCAACTACTAGTTCTCCTGTAACAAGAAAACTAACAATAAATGTGTCGATAGTACCAGTAAGGCGCCATGATAGCGCCTTAACTAAACTTCTAATATTAGTGTCAAACATTATTTAGATTGAGCTGGTAGAATATAAGAATAAACAGCAAGTCCGGAATCAACAATAATCTGCATTGCGCCTTCATCACTAATACGCATTACTTTATCGCCATACAAGTCAAGAATGCCAATAACAGCTTTGACTGGCCAACTCCATGCTCGCTTGAGATCACCTTGTACATCTGGTTGGAATACAAAGTTACCAGCGTGTGTTGAATGATCTCCAAAGAAGAACTTCAAATCACCGCCGTCTACTTTAACTTGGAAATTGTTTTCTTCGCTATTAGCTGTAGCTTGCATTTTCAAACGCTGAATAGCCGCTGCGCTTGGTTCAACCTCTAAGTTCCATTTAACACCTTTGAACTTAATAGTCTTAATCTTTTCATTAGCAACTTCGGCTGCCATAAAACGATATGAATTCTTAAAGTCGCCTGCTTTGTTCACAAAGTTTAACTGATCCGGCGCATTGTCGGCTCTGCGATTAATAGCAAGTGTAGCATCTTCTTTGTACTCTTGTAAGTTCAAAAGAATTTTAAGTTTGGCTAAATTTGGCATACCAAATGTACCAATAAATTCTGCTACTGGATTGATTGTTTTACCTTCTACAACAATCGAATTATCTTCAGCTTTGCCAAAGATATTTGTTTCAGTGTCAGTTCCAACTACACGAACTTGTTCAATACTGCCCAAGTCAAAAGTATGTGAAACTAAGTCTAAAAGATGATCACGCATTTAATATTTCCTTTAAGTAATGTTGATAGTATAACAGGTTTATTTAGGTTTTACAACTATTTTGAAACTATTTTCGCCAAAGGTTGTCCACCTTTAATCGAATCTAAAACGCCTGGCTTACGCAACTCTAGCCAAGTACTTGCTTCGTACGTATTATAAGAATACGCAATTTCATATCCTATATTAATGGCTAAATTTTTGATAAATGAACCAGGGGTATAGGATCTATGATTTTTTTCAGCTAATCGAACAGCACTAACTCGGTCGCAATCATTAAATGTCATAATGAAAGTTCCTCCTGGTTTGAGCTTTTCGAAAACTTCTTTTAAATATTTTTGAATCATTTCAAAAGGACGATAATCCAAATAATCATAGGCCAAGCACAATCCAATTTGATTATTAGGTATTTTACTTAAAATTTCTCGATCAAAATCTTCGACAATAGTATAAGAGCGTAGTCGATTTTGATATTGAGTACTAAAAGTGCTTAATGCTGGTAATAATAAATCATGTTTTAAATCCACAATGTATAATGGATCATGCCCTACCATATCTTCAATAAAAGGTCCTGCGCTAGGTCTGATAATTAGTGCGGGCATACGCCAATCAGCATATAGCTTTACTCTACTACGGTATAGGTCCATGCTTATACGATTATTTGTACGGATCTTTAAGACTGTTGCGCTATCCTCGTATAATTCCCATTCAAGTACATCGGTATAAGATTTATAACTTTCTTGAAATAGTGGTGGTTCAGCATCACTAATATCTTTATCTAACTGAGTTTTTAAATTATTAAAATCGCGTTCAAACATATCAAACGCATCGTTGATATCCTGTTGTCGTTTATTAAGACTAGCGGCTAGATATGTAATTTCATTTAATGACTGATTAGCAATATCTCTGGCAGGTACCGCAGATAATTTATCTAACTGATTTTTTAAGAATACGAGATCACTCAACATAATTAGAACTCAAATAAATTTTGAAATGTATTTTCAGTATTAGTAGCACTAGCTAAGTCCCAATCTAATACACTTAATAAGTTATCAATCTTTTGGTCTACAATAGTAGCTTCCATTAAGGCATCATCAAATGGAAGTTCTTTAAACCAATCAGGCAAACGTTGCTCATCTGTAGGGTAACCAATACTAGTCCAACCCAATGGATTTGGCTTTAACTTACATACAATAGTTTTCATGCCGTCGACTACCGCAATAGAATAATTGTCGCTATTCATACGACGTAGATTGTTCCAGTTTAGTGCCGCACGAACGTGTCCTGGCATATTAGCTTTGCCTGCTTTTTCTTCAGCCGCACCATATTTGGTCAAGTTGTTTACACGTTTAGGTGTACCCTTTTCCCAAGCTGGACGCTCAGCAAACGCATACTTAAATTCTCTAATGCGCTCAACAATTTCTTCACGACCTGTACCAGTTAATACCTTTTCCAAAATCTCACTTAAAAACTCTTGAATTATTTTAGGAGTATCCGAACGCTTTAAGTCTAAGCCCATAGCTTTAATCTTGCCTGGCTTACCGTCTACGTCAAGGCGCTTGCCTTCTAAGTCATAAATTAATACAGCATAACGCTTCTTAGTAATAAACAAACTATTAGATGCTACTAGTTCGCGACCCGCTTTAATAAGTTCGCCAGCTTCACGAGGACAGTGGAAAGCCTGTTCCATAAATGCCGGAAATGAATCATTAACTTGATCCGCAATGCTATCATAGAGTTGAATACAACTTTCTTTACTCCAAGACATCTTTCCAGCCGCCACATCATCTTTGATAGCTGGCCACGCTGTAAAATAGCATGAGTCAGTGTCACCATAGATAATTGCTTGTCCTAAATGGTCTTTAACCCCAAAGATACA